GAGCTTCCCCGCATCTCGCCGACATTGGAGCTTTCCCACATCACGCCGACATTGGAGCTTTCCCACATCACGCCGACATTGGAGCTTTCCCACATCACGCCGACATTGGAGCTTTCCCACATCTCGCCGACATTGGAGCTTTCCCACATCACGCCGACATTGGAGCTTTCCCACATCACGCCGACATTGGAGCTTCCCCGCATCACGCCGACATTGGAGCTTCCCCGCATCACGCCGACATTGGAGCTTCCCCACATCACGCCGACATTGGAGCTTTCCCACATCACGCCGACATTGGAGCTTTCCCACATCTCGCCGACATTGGAGCTTCCCCGCATCTCGCCGACATTGGAGCTTTCAAGAAAAACTTTAACATCATTACAGAGCTTTTTGACCTCACACCGTTTTAATCGATAATAACCACTTGTCAATGCCTCGATCTTCTGATCAACCAAAACATGAACTTTCCACCATGCGCAAACGCTCTCCCTAAAAATACGTTCGTATTCGCTCTTGTCAAACCATTCAGGAACTATGTCCTGATCTACCACAAAACACCAGTCTTCCGGATACTCTTCCGGGCTAACCCACCATTCGCCATTGTTCGGGATTAACTCGGCCCGTACAAATGTTTTGGATGCGCCTATGTAGCTATCTTCAATTCCAAGCGATTCCAACAAGTCTGTATGGCTTTCGTTCTCTCCCTCGGCTATAACTGTTTTGTTTTTTAAGATAATTCCAGATTTAAAATTACACATGTCTTCTCTCCTTTTTTATTTATTGATTACTTCCGTCGCACCGGGAAGTTTCCACAATTCAATCAGTTCGTGCGCTACAACCGCAACCCCTGGTAAGTTGTCAAAATGCACGGCGTCCTCGATTATGTGCAACAATATTTCTTCTAATTTTTTTTGAGCGTTTACTTCGTCATTTGCCGGCATTTATCTTGCCCCCCGTTCTCTTTTCATTGATTATTTCCAACTCCCTCTCCGGCCGCACACGGGCGGGATTAGTCCGCACGATGAAAGGATTAAGTGCGCCGTCATTGATGACGCGGCAGTACTCCGGATCGTGAAGCTGTGGCGGTGTGTCTAATTTCACAAGGTTCATGTTTACCTCTTTCTCCGACGCTTAACGGTCGGGGTATTATATTTATATCTCTGTCCACTCAACTCCTTTTGTCTACCCTATAGCCATGAGATAACTCATTGCCTTGTCGCTGTCCCTGTTTTCCATCTCGTCCACTATATGCGAATATACATTCAACGTCGTTGTCAGATTTGAATGTCCCAATCTCTTCGATATGCTTAGCATGGACACTCCTGCAAATATAAGCAGTGATGCATGTGTGTGCCGTAGGGAATGAATAGATATCACTGTAATTCCGGCTTTTTCACATAATTTTTCCAGATGGTCATTTGAAGTGGCGTTAAACATTCTTCCGGTCACAAGAACCGGCATGTCCGGTTCCATCCCTATTACAAGGCGGCTAAAAGTTTCTGCGGTTCTTGGGTCTATTTCTATAACCCTTTTTGATGATACGTTCTTTGTCGGAATAAAGCCCCCTTCTTTAGCCTTATAATTCCACGTCTTATTAATGCTGAGTTTTCTTTTTTCAAAGTCAAAATCAGCCGGTGTAACTCCCAACGCCTCCGCGTATCTCAAACCGGTTTTTGCGATCAGAAAAATAATCCAATCTTGATTCACTCCGTGCGTAAGGTCTAAGCTGTACATTAGGCGCTGCAATTCCTGTTGACTTAGCCATTTTTCTTTTTTCTTTGACGGCTCTTTTCCAACTATTACTACTTTCTTCGTGGGGTCCCTGACAATAATTCCATCGTCAAACGCATCTCTAATGCTGGCGCGAAGATGTGTGTGGAAATCGCTGACTGTCTGTTTTTCATGCGTCTTCCCGTACTCGCTTATAATTATTTGGTACATTCTGCGATCCAGACTATCAAGGGTGACGTCAGGAGCAATTTCCATGAGCCGCTGATGGGTCATAATGTATTTTTGCAGAGTACACTTACTTACCACCCCGCGCTTATAGGTATTAACCCAATCCAGAAAATAAGCTTGAAAAGGCATCTTTTTATTCATGTTCTTCGTCCGCATGGCTCCCTCCTCTAAAAAATATCCCTAATTCTCTTTCTAACTCTTCGCTGTGCTCCATCTTGTATACTCCGCTAAATTTCAAAAAATCAGCACTGTCGTTACGGATAAAGTACACGTCTTTGACTTTTTGTTCCAATGAATCGCCGTGGATGATTACGCCGCACATTCCCCGGATTGCCATATTAAAAATCAAAAACGGTACCGCTCGATCTGATAATTCTTCAACTTGGTACCAGTATGTCCGGGGATCGTAACGGGCCGGTCCTATACGCATCCTCTGCTCATTCCATTTTTGAATCAAAATTCCACCCGTACCAGCTGCACATTCAAAGTACGTACTTCCTCCAGTAAGCTGTGCAAGTAATCTTGATACACTCATTGGCGTAAAATCCTGTTTTTTTACCTTCCTGTCCGAATGCTCGCTTTCGAAATATTCCGAAAACCATTCATAGCCCATCCTTGTTTCGTGTTCCAAAAACGCACAAAATAACTCCTCGCGCTTTTCGGTGTCAAGCATATACGCAAGCATTTCTTGTGGTGCCTGATAGCTCTCTGTGATTCCCAGCAACTCATTTATTTTCTTGTTTGTTAGCATTCTCCCTCCCTTGCCATAGCCACCGTTAATCAGTCCAACAATTCCTCAAGAACCCATTCCGATCATCCCGCGCACCGCATCTAAATTTTCCGTCAAATACATCCGATGTACCCGGCCGCGGATTGCCTTGACTGACTTTCCAATTGCGTCGGCCATCTGCTCATATCTCTTCCCTGCCGCTATCAGTTGGCCAAGTAATTCAAGCTCCTCTTCCGTCCACCTAACCATATTGTCAGCCTTTACTGGCCGGTCTTTAATGCCCAAATCTGTGAGCCGCCGTTGCATTGCTCCCTCCGTTCTTCGCATCATCAGGGACAATTCTCGAAAGCCATATTTCTGCTTGCGCACCAGCGCAATTAACTTTTCGTCCTCTGCCCTTGTCCATGGGGTATTTTTGAATTGTCGCCGACTATCAATATCCGCCCTGCGTTTTTCTTTCACCCAATCCGGCTCCGCACCTAATGCACATAATTCAAAGTTAGAGAAATCCAAAAACATTTGATTTTGTTTCGCCCATTTCCAAAAGTCATCTATAAGAACAATCTTGTAAACTTTGTTCTTGACGCGTTTCATACGCATTGGAAAACCTCTGTTTTCTACCCATGATTTCATTTTGTAGCGACATCCGGTACTACCATATCCCAATGCCGCTAACAGTTGATTCCATGTAATATAATCACCTGATTCCAAGAAGGCTCCCAATTTTAGCCTATTTTTCTTGACTATAATCGCATTTTTGGATCTGTTTAAAACTTTGGCTATTCTTGTGATCGAGGCGGTTCCCCACTTCTCATTTAAATATTCTATCTCTTCTGCTGTCCAAGCGCGTCCTGCTCCCATATCCCTAGGGGCCACCGCGTTTTTTTGCGGGAAGCCCGGCCTCCTTTCGGCAAGCTTCTATCTTTACCCTCCGGCATCCGACAAATCTAAACCGGTGCGCTCGTAAAAGTACTTCCGTGATACCCGTCCGGCCACAATGTAAAAGCCTTTCGCTTCCAGTTCCTCATTAAATTGCTTAATAATCTTGTAAGCCGTGTTTCTTGACACGTTCATCAACTCTGCGACCTCTGTCGCCCGCATGATTGGTGATGGCATAATGTCACCTCCTTATCCGACTTTTTCATCACTTGCAATGGTATGCAGGTTAAATATAGTAGATATTGTTGTGAATAACATCTGCTTCTCTTTAGAGGACAATTCATCTGTTCCGTTCAAGATTTCTTCAATCTGATCAAGACGCTCTTTCAATTTTTTGGACTTTTTCACTTACTCACCTCGCTTTCCGTTTGTTTTTTAGGCAATAAACTTGTTGATAAAATATTGCTGGCCGTATCCTGTTACCTTGGTTGTCTTGCTAATTGTTGTGTGCCCGTCAGAATGGGTGATTGCAGTTTCCTTAACTTCGAAAAGTTTCATCTCCATACTGCGCTGTGTGGGAGCATTGTAGTCAGTTCCCTTCCGACGGATCAGATAACCATTATTTCTTAAATATTCAAATAACCGCTTCTCGCCGGTATCCACACCGTTTTGTTTTAGGATTTTCGCCAGTTCGCCGATCAAGATTGATGTTTTGCTTGTGGCTACCGCATCAGCAAATAGTGCTTTGGGCTTCATGCACTGGTTGTCTTCCAATAAAATGACCTTTTCGCTTTTTAATTTACTTATTTGTGCATCAGCCATCTTTAATGCCCTTGCCATGATCTGCTCCGGAGCGTTCCAAGCTTTTTCTAATTCAAGAAAATACTGGCGATATTGTCTGCCTTTCTCGGAACGCTGGATCATACAAATTTCCTTTGCCATATCAATTTTGATTTCATAATCAATCGATGGCCGACCGCCCATTTCAAGGGTTTTACTCTTTTTTGAGTAAAAGTCTCTACCTTCTTCAAATCCATATTCGGCCATTCTTAGAAACCAATCGTTAAATCTGGTTCCAATTTTCAGCGCCTCGTGTAAATCCCTTGCCGATACTGTCGGCTGTTCTGTTTCATAATTGATTCTAATTAACTCGTTCATAATCTCCTTTCTCTCAACGTCTTTGATTTTTAATATTATGTGTCTCACCTCACTTTCTACTTGCTTTGTAAGTATATATTACCACTGCGTGAGTGAGATGTCAACACTTTTTTTAAATTTTTACTTGCTTAGTGAGCGGAAATATGATATATTATATTTATAAGGAGGTGTTAATTTGAAAGAGCGTATAAAAAAAGTAAGGGAAAGCCTCAATATGAGCCAAGCGGAATTTAGCAAGGAAATATTGGTCGGTTCGTCCACGGTAGCAATGTGGGAGCTGGGAACAAGGAGCCCCAAAGACATACACATTTCGAAAATATGCGAAAAGTTAAGTATAAGTGAAGTTTGGTTGCGGACTGGCAAGGGCAATATGAAAAAAGATCTTTCTATAGAAGAAGAAACATATGGACGATTCGGGAAGATAATGGAAGTGGGAAGTCCCATAAAGAAAAACATGGCTACAATGCTATTAAAGATAGTGGAAACACTTCCGGACGAACAATGGGAAAGAATCTATGAAGAGTTCAAGGCCTGCATTGACAGGGTAGAAAAAGAGGGCGAGGATTAATCCCCGCCCTCTAAAACACCTCTTATTAAACTAATGAGGTTTTTTAAGAATTTAGCGCTATGTATTTTGTCAATCAATTCATGCAGTTCGTTTTTGAGACTATCCACGTATACACACCCCTTTCACTGTCAGCAAGCCAGATATTCATTACAGATTTGCCGATGTGTATATTATAACTGCACGCCAACATCATGTCAACAGGAAAATAGAACACAGGTTCGACTTATTTCAAAGTTATTCGACAAATAGAAAGGGAGGTAATCAAATAATGCCAGCATACAAAGATGAAGCCAGAAAAACGTGGTACTGCAAATTCTCTTATACTGACTGGACGGGAAAGCAGCGGCAGAAGTTAAAGCGCGGTTTCCCATCGAAGAAAGAAGCCGCTGCTTGGGAGCGTAACTTTTTAGAACGGCAGCAGGGAAACCCCGATATGACCTTCCAGACCCTTTGTGCGCTCTACATGGAAGATATCACCATGCACCTCAAGGAATCCACGGTAGACGGCAAGGAGCATCGTATCAGAAACCACATACTGCCTTATTTCGGGGATAAGCGAGTGAACGAAATCAAGCCCGCCGATATAAGGAAGTGGCAGGGGATTATAATCGAAAAAGAATTGAGTCCGACTTATCAAAGGTTGTTAAACGGGAACCTTAATACTATTTTTAATTTTGCGAAAAGGTATTATGGACTAATTGCTAATCCGTGTGCGCCGGTAAAGACTATAGGCAAAGCAAAAGCAGGGCGCATGGAGTTTTGGACACAGTCCGAACTTGTTGCTTTTCTTGATTACACAAAAGACACAGAAACTAAACTGGCCTTTCAGATACTTTTTTATACGGGCTTACGCTTCGGCGAAATGTTGGCGCTTAATCCGAACGCGGATATTGATTTGGAAAATGGAGCCCTAACGGTGTCAAAGACACACCACCGAAAACGCGGGAAGGATATAATCACGTCCCCAAAAACAGACAACGGAAACCGCGTTGTTATGTTGCCGTCGTTTTTGGTTGAACTAATAGGGGACTACATGAGTCATATCTATGATATTCAATCCAGAGAACGACTATTTCTATTCTCACGCAACAAACTCAGAAGAGCCATGGAAAGGGGATGTCGACAATCCGGCGTCAAGCGCATTCGGCTGCATGATATCAGACATAGTCATGTGTCTATGCTCATAGAAATGGGGTTTTCACCTTGGTTAATAGCTGAAAGGATTGGCGACACTGTCGATATGGTCAATAGCATCTATGGGCACTTATATCCAAACAAGCACAAGGACGTGGCTGATGCGCTAAATAAAATCGTATCAAAATAGTATCACAAGCCAAAAACGACCGACGGAAATGACGTATTTTCATTGGTTCTCGGACTTTTCGTATTGATTCATTAATGATCAAAAATTTTATGGTCTTACGTAATTACAATGTTTTTTGGTATATATTTTAACGTTTGGTATCCGGAAAAATGATTTTCACAGGATGTACTAAAATAAAACGTATCATTTTCGTATCATCCAAGGCGAAAAAGAAGCAAGGGCATCAGCCCTAATGCGCCATAATGCTAAACAAATGTAAAAGTTTAACCCCGGCTTACCACCGGGGCTTTTTTAATATTTGTATCCCATTTTTGCTTCTTCTTTTTCAGCATGATCATGATTATTAAAATCGCTCGTCTCATAGATGTAAAGATCGTGCAAGGCAGTGCCCTGCGCTTTCATATCGGCGTATCTCTTGATCTTACGGTTCAGGTCCACAATGGCGCACTTGATACAGCTGCTGCGTTCATAGAGCGGGCAGGCCAAATCCCTAAGACAGAGTGGTGCCGCAAACATATTTGCGCTTTCCATTATTTTCCAGTACATGTCCCATAGCCCGTTCCGGTACTCCACCAGAAATGTTTCAACGCTATTTACATTAGGAAACGACGCGTTTGATTTTTGAGGATAAATCTCAACCTCGAATAAATCGAACGCTTCTGATTGCAGGTATTTCCGAATGTTTTCATCCTTGGTACCTTCCATGCGTGCCTCTCGTTTTTTACCCTGGATTCCCAAGGATAAGGCCTTGACAAACGCTGTATTTTCAAATTCTTCAAATGCATACAGATAATTCACGGTATTCTGAATCTGTCTTATGCAGTCGGCTTTATTGACCATTTTTCTACCTCCTTAGAAATAAGATGTCCGCGGGTTGCCGTCCATCATCTCTTTGTGCGTGCCGCTCTGCATCTCTTTCCATCTCTCGATATGCTTTCTGTTTTCCAGCAACACGTGCAGATCGTGTTCCGCCTTGGTAAGCCCCTTGGACTCTGACCTAACCAATTCGTCAATGGCCATATCTAATTTTTCGATATATTTCTGTGTGTACATAGCTTACACCTCCCGGCATCTGCGCAAATGCTCCACTCCGCGAAGGTCGAAGAAATCGGCCATGTTGTTATTCAAGTACAGCGGGACTCTTGTCCGGCCGCGCTCCGGCAGATCAATCCCGAATTCCTGATCGCCAAATGTGCATTGGGCTGTTTTTCCGCAGCTCGTTGTGATCCTGCAAACAGTTTTAAGTAGCGGAATAGCAACGGTTTCACCCGACAGCAATATTGTAACAGGAAGGCTTTCTCCGGCCTCCGGCAACGGGGATGTTAACACCAGACAGTATTTTGTGCTTGGTTCTAAAGCCGTGGGGCCGGTTACGGTGATTTGTAAATTTGTACCGACTACAGCGATAGCAGTTGATACAAGTTTTGTGAAGCAATTCTTACATGCACTCATTTTTAAATTCTCCTTTAAATTTTTTGATTTATCTGTTTAAGTTGCTCGATCATTTCGGCGGTATTTAATGCATTGCGCCTGGTATTTTCCAGATTTTCTTTTGTCAACTCAAGGGTTCTCATATTGATCAACAGATTATTCACCGCAACGGTTAGAATTGCGGCGGTCAAAAGAGATCCCCACCATGCACCCACAGAGCTGCGTATAGCAATCTCGCTATCGGTAATCGGTTGTTTCTTCGCCTGAAACCACGGTCGGCTCATCCGCAACACCGCCTTTGCCCATGAATCCATTCACAGCTTTTTCAATACTTACGCTTGCGCCGTTTATGATTCCTATAAATTTCTTTCTTTTTTCCGGATTTTCGATTAATGTTCCGGCGTATAACAACCCCAAAACTTGAAGCAATGGCATCTATTCACCTCATCTTTCCTTGTATTTGTACGGTTTTCATGGTATAATAATTATGGTATGGATAGGGTAGCTCCCGAATGGCGGTTTCCCGATCGCCCTCCATACCATAAACATTCGGGACGACAAATTACGGGAGGTTTGTATTTTTATGCCAAATTTCATTGATTTAACGGGACAAAAATTCGGGAGGTGGGTAGTACTTGAACGCGCCGAGAATGACAGGAACAAAAATACACGATGGTTATGTCGCTGCAAATGCTCAAAAGAACGCATCGTGCAAGGAGATCATCTTAAAAGCGGTGCGTCCACAAGTTGCAGGTGTTTTCGTAATGAATTCACGCAGAAAAGAAGCAAAACGCACGGGATTAGCAAATCTCCATTATATTCATGCTGGGTCCATATGTGGCAACGTTGCACAAATCCGAGAGACAAGAGCTACATAAATTACGGCGGCAGGGGCATAAAAATAGATAGCAAGTGGCAGGATTTCGAGCCGTTTAGGGATTGGGCATTATCACATGGTTATTCAAACGATTTGACTATTGACCGTATAAACGTAAATGGTGACTATACGCCGTCTAATTGCCAATGGACAAACAGGCTTGAACAAAACCGCAATCAAAGGGTGCGCTCGGATAATACAAGCGGATGTCGGGGCGTATGCTGGGATAAAAGAAGCAATAAATGGCATGTCACGATAAGCATTAATGGAAAGTCCAAGCATATTAAATATTGTGTAGATATAAACGATGCCATTATAGCCCGCAAGAATGCCGAACTTAAATATTGGAAAAAAGAGAAAAGCGACTAATGCCGCTTTTCTTTCACTTTAACGGCAAATGTACGATTCGCTATTCAATTTCGTTAGCACCAACCATTGCCACGATCATCGCGATCCCCGCGTCCGCATCTGTCAATACCTCTAACACATGCGCTGACTGTCTCCGCAAATACGGGTGTTACGTTGGGCTTGTGTTCAAGTTCGCGCTCGATCATGCCGAATTTAGCGTTCAGATTCTCCTGAAGCTCTGCGAACATGCCGCTGACAAACAGCTGATTCTTCTGCTCCTGGATAACCATGTCTTTTTCAAGCAGCTTTCTTTCCAGATTCTTTTCGTAAATCTTGTTCTGTTCGATAATACCGGCATCCCTGGACGTGACAACATCCTTATCAATCTGACAATTGCTTACGCAGCAACAAGGATTAGTGAATCGGCTACGAACTTCGTCAAAGTCGCGATCATGATTATGTCCTTCGCCACAACGGCCACCAAACAGCCCACCGCCAGAAAAACAAGCGAAAAACAGCAAAATGATGATCAGAAATCCCAGGCCACCGCCACCGCCGAGGCCCCAACCGAGGCCACCGCCGCCAATGGAGTCATTTTCAATACTATAACTTGCCATGTTTTTTATCTCCTTTCATGATTTTTTATGTTAAAGGCAGAAGCCTATAAACATCTGTTTTATTTCATTCTGTCAAGCTTCTCGCGATATGAATTTGCCGGAGTACCTGTCTGCCGAGTGGGGAAAGACTGGCTTGCGCTGAAATTAGATGGCGCTTGTCTATATTGCGATTCCTGGAATCGATCTTTTATTTTATTGAGACTTAAGCCGTTGCTTGATAGAATGCCATTTACAGCTATTTTGACGGCGGGATTTCGGTCCAGTATGGTCGATATCCTGTTAACCATGGGTGCGCCCCCAACGGCATCAATGGCTCTGTACAATCCCTCTTCGCTGCTACCAAACTGCTTTGCGCCCTGGATGGCCTGATCAAGCATCTGTTTGCTTTCGGGATTTGACTGTATCTTTGCCGCTGCGTTTTTGCTCACCTTGCTCACTGTTCTCACCAATGAATTTAGATCCATTTTTTTCCTCCATCTTTGTTATTTTGTCAGAAAGTTTTTGAATAGTAGCCAGAAGAGTCGCATTGATTTCCTGTTGCTGTATTGCCTGCTTTTGCAACAACTCTTCTGCTGACTTCGGCGGCACAATGTCGCCCAGCTCCACAAGGCGGTTGTAAAACCCCTCTGCCTTTGTTATGGCTTCGCTTAGCGTTGATTCCAGCTCGTTGCAATACTCAAGTGTGTGACCTATCAGGACCTGCTGGTTTGATTGAAATTCCAGGATATCCCTCCCGGCGATAACGCGGGTTGGATAACTGTTTATGGTCCCATTTTCAAAAGAATAATTCATTCATGCCCCTCCTGTAATCCCATAGATATTTCTCCAATCAATGCCAAAACATTTAGATTGTCCGCGCAATCAATGGATAAATAGAAATCAAACATATCCTCCGCTTCTGCCTCTTTGTATCCGATCCGCGTCATCCGGTCAACAAACTGCTTTTCACTCATATAATTTTCCGTACCTCCGCCATAAAGTCACCCAGCGACACACCGTAGCTTCTGGCAACACTCTCGCCGCACTGAATACCGTTTTGCAGCATTGCTTTGAACCGCTCCCGTTGTGCGTCGCCCATGCCATTCACAAAGAGTCTGGCGCAGTTCTCGGCAGTGACTGAATGGCTATCGGTTTCTTTCTTTTTGCCGGCCGGTGCATTCTTGGATGCCGGTGGCTGAATTAAATTACTTACCATCTCCAAACCTCCCGTAAGCCATGCTAAGGACGATGCATGCAGCTTCAATAAAATCCTTGCTGAAATGCTTCTTTTCCTTGGCTTCCTTGATTGCGTCAAGCGTCATTTCTGTTAAATCTGTCAAGGCTTCGTCTAATTTGTTAATCACGCTGAAACCTCCTGTCACGTTCATTTCTTATATGGTAATTTTAAGGGATTTAGGGGAAAGAAAAGCATTTGAATAATGCTTATAAAGTTTGGAAAAAGTGTTAGAAAAATGCAATAAAAAAAGAGACCTCCTACATTAAGGAAGTCCCTTGTGCCTGAATCTATTTCATTTTTCTCTTGCCAGCGTTTGCCGGATATAGTACGACTGGCAAGCCGTCCGGCTGATTCTTGAAAAAGGCAGAATTTCTATAGTCCAGGGTATACCCATTATCAAGGGCGAACTTGGCGCAGTCGGGATACTTTTCAATGTGTGCCGTTACCCTACCAGCAAAAAGAATATATCCGTTTTTGTCGTAATCAGCGCTCTTTAATTCGTCAAGACTTTCTGAAATGCAATCCAGAATATTTTTTAACACCAGATTTTCCAGTTCTAATTTTTCCATCCTCGTCATTTCGTCTCCTTTCGCTTCGCTCTTATTTTTCATGACACCTTACTGCTCTTCTGTGTGTATACGCTTTTTACAAGAATATATACGCGCCTCACAAAAGTATCACTGCCAATTTTATCTAAGTAATCCACGATTGATTTAATATACGTTTCGCGTTCGGTCATAATTTTTTACCTCCTCCGCACATGCTTCTCACAAAGTAGTACGCGCACCTTGTCAGTGTCACATTATTAGTTCTCTTTAATATTTCCATAATTAACTTGATGTACTCCTTATGTTCTGCCATGATTTATATCTCCCTTCATCTCTGCACGCCGTATATGGCCTGATGTTTTTTTACTATTCCTTCAAAAATCTGCCGCAATTGCTTATCTTTGCTGATAACATCCATCTTTGTCAATGTTTTTGCTTCGGTTTTAGTAGCTCCTCGCCTCACCATATCTTTTCTGCGACGGATTAAGCGGCTGCCCAATAAGATGCCGGAACTTTCCTCCAGTTCTTTGTATATCATTCCCCGGAACTTGACCGGGCTTAAATGATATGTCGCTACCATCACATTGATTGCGCCGTTCATATCAGCACTCCAGTGGTCAATGCTCGGGTTTGCAAACACTTTCAAAGTGGTTTCCAGCTTCGTCGCTGATTCCTGCGCTGTCTGCTCAATAACGGCAAGGCGCTGGTCTTGGATTTCCAGCAGTTGTCCCTGCGCTTCCAACTTTCGTTCAAGTTCTACCGTGTTCCGCGCCATTTGCAACATCATCTCGGCTTGTGTAAGCTGCGGGAGATTATAGCCTCCTTGTTTGCGGATGGCCGGAAGTACTTCGGCGGTGACCCAACGCTTGAATTTCTTGGCGCTGGGCAATTCACTCATGATGACAAGGGCATACATGCCGGATTCATTAATGAGAATTGTATCGATTGTTTTACTGATACTCTGCGGATGAGGTATACCCCGTTTCAGGGTATCCTCTGAATCCACATGCCGCACCACAGCGTCATAAGGCTTTACGTAACCCAAGGCCAGCGCGATATCCCGCCCTACAAACCATGCTTCATTATCAATTTCTACTGTTCTAACTTCCCCAAATTCTGGATTATTAAAAATCTGTAATTCATTCATAATAAAAAACCTCCTTTTTTATTGCAAACTAATCCGCAAAAAGGTATAATATATTTACCTTGCTCGGATTAGTTTGAGTTTGGTTACTGGGATACTCAATTTCACTTCCCAAGGTGTGAGTATCCCTATTTTTCTACCCATTTCAAAATTGCTTCTTTTTCAATCCTCCATTCCCTATTTACTTTAAACGCTGCTAAGTCTCCCTTTTTTATGGCTCTTACCACAGTCTGCTCGCTCGTTTGAAGGAAATCAGCCAATTGCTTCACTGTAACAATATCCGGCAATTTATCCAAACCCATTTTATCAACTCCTTTCTATAACTATATATTACTATCAACAGCTATCGTTGTCAATACTTTTTTGAAATTATTTTAATTGCTTTTTCCCGCTATTTACCATATAATAATTTCATCAAAAGAAAAGGGGATACAGACCATGGGAAACTACATTAAAAAATCAGTTAATCAAAACCAAAAGGAAAATGTAATGTTAGAAACAGGGGCGCACTGGGTGTCGCTCATAGCCCCCGGGGCCGTGGCCGCCTTCTTTGTATTATTAGCATTTGACGTAGGTAGGTCAGATATATCCGGCGCATTAATTCTTTTGTTTTTAGCATTTCTCGTCATCTGCCGACCACTAATCAATGTATTAACCACCGAATTGGGGTTTTCCAACAAACGCATAATCGGTAAGCGTGGTTTAATTAAAACAAAATCAATGGATTCTCCGCTTAGTAAAATCAACAATGTTGCCGTTAATAACGGACTGCTCGGAAAGATACTCGGATATGGAAATATAGTTATTACAACATCCTCTGGAATTTATCCATATAGATCAATCGCAAAGCCGGAGCAATTCAAGACGGCACTCATGAACCAAATAGATCAATATGACGAAGATAGAATTAAGAAACAGGCCACTGAAATGGCAAACGCGATAAATACAGCGCAATAAGGGGATTTAATAACCAAAAGCCAGCAATTAAATTTGCTGGCTTTTTGAAATGCTCTATATAACAAATCTAATATCAAACTGAGTTATTTGCTTCGTGCTTTCATTATATATAATCCATATTTCAGAAATTTCATCGGTTACATTTGTGCACCTATAGGCTTCGCCCGTATCAGCCACAATATTCATGTTATCGTTGGGTATAATTTTTAAAGATTCCCAAAACCATTCCTCAGAAACATATGTCATAGCCGTCGCCCCGATAATCTGTATCCTTGACACGCAACCATCTTCAAGGCTAATGAAGACATATCCGCCATCATTCCCTTTGTAACTTATTTTTTCAGCATCTTGCGTAGCAGGTTCGCCAATAATCGATATCGCATTATCCACACTTTTTCCGCCAGTAGATATAAGTGTTCTCATAATAGCGTATTCATCATTGACATTAGTACTTTCAGCCTTGGAACTTGGCGCTGCTTCTTTTGTTTGCGCGTCGCTAAGGCCGGTTTTTCTACCACGAGCCACAAACATTCCTACTATAAAAACTAATATAAGAATAATTCCGAATTTCTTCATATCTCGCATTCTCCTTTTCCTTCTTTTTCTCAATCATACCAGATGGTAAGAAAATTGTCGATAGCCATTTGTACGACCGGACAGAAAAGGCACGGTTTCCCATGCCTTGGTTTTGGTTATATGCTCTAACCTTCTGTGATTTCTTCGAGGTCGGTCATTAATTCCTCAATCGAAAAACTCATATCTTCCAAAGAACTTATATAATCCTGCATCTGTTCGCCGCGTTCGTCATCCTGTAGGTTCTCCGGTATGTTGTCAAATGCTTCCTGCTCTTCATCTGCCGTAGCACTGATCACGCTCATGGCATGCTCTAACAGCTTTATGGCTTCTTTTAATTGACTCCTTCTTGTTTTATTCATCTTCATTCTCTCTTTCTCCCCGGATACCGCCGGGGCCGGTTAATTACTTGTTAATAATTTCCTCTCTTATCCATTCCCTGATTCTCGCTATCCGCTTGCTCAATTCTCTAATCTCTGTCAAATTCCCTCCGAGGTAGCGCATCACGGATAAATTGCTTTCATAGCTATCTAATAATTCTATCTCAACAGTATAATCAGTTTTTAATGTAAGGCCATTTTCTAATATGTCAATATTTCTTTTTAAGTTATCCAGCATCTCATTTCCTTTCCCCCCGTCAAGCCGGTAGGTCAGCTGCTTGCTTATGCGTATCTTTTTGTATAGTCCTTAAACCATGCGTTGGCCTCTTCTTCGGTTCCAACCGCTCCCATCGAATGAAAGTATTTGTTTTCAAGCAGCAAGGTTATTATTTGATATTTGTTCTTTCTGGCCTTCAAATCCTTTACCAGAAAAAATCCTTCGCCGTTTTTGCTTGTTCCTTCTTTTAATATTTCGAAAGTGTGGCTTTTGTAGGTTGCGTTGTTTGTTGTGGTGATTGTCGTGTTTTTCATCTTTGCATCCTCCGTTTGTTTTGCTGTTTTACTGTAATTACATTATAGCACATGGGAGTATGTATGTATATTGACACAATTACCAAATTTACATGGACTTATGTGCGATATTTTTGTTGCATTTGTACATGGTCTTATGTAATTAATTGTGATACAATAGTATTGCAAGGAAGAAAAGGATACTTTAATTACCTAATAGAAAGGGGAGCTACATGCAAGAAGAAAAGAAAAGCACTTATGCGGGCTTCACAGAGGCGCGCAAGGAAGCAAACAAGCGGTACATGGAAAAATTCGTCGAGGTCAAAGTCCGGATGACGCCGGACGAAAGAGACGCAATAAAGGCCCACGCCGCTAAGATGGATGAAAGCACCAATGCATTCATTAAACGCGCCATTGACGAAACCATGGACGCTGACGGGCATATTATGAAGCCCGTGGCCAGTCCGGCAAAATAGAGAAAATGGAGGGAACAAAAATGGCTAAATACACTATAAATCATATCTGCGGACATAAAAGCGAAGCTGCACTTTTTGGAAAAAACGACTATAGAAAAAGCAGAATCGCATATCTTGAAACTACTACATGCGCAGCATGTCGCGCAGAAGAAAAAGCCCAGGAATCCGGCGGCGAGTGGGTCAAAATGTCTTACAAGGAGTATAAGGCCGAATACAGCCATTGCGAAAAAATGGACTATGATCCAAAGGACAAAACAATCATGGTCTTAGTAGCTCCTAAAACAAATAAGCAACTGGCCAAAGAGGAGATGAAGGAGCTGGGCATCCCTGAAAAAGCGATTGAGCATGCATTTAATACCGGCCACGAAAAGTATAAAGAAAATTATCAAAGAGTACTGGAAAAAACAAAAGGGCAGGAACTTCCCGCGGAACAGCAAGAAGCTAAAGAAACGATCGAAGCCGTAATTAAAGTTTTTGAAAAATACGATTTATAAGGAGGAAACATGAAAGTAAAAGGCGTATGGAATATAAAGCAAATGCCCGTGAAATATGTGGCAGAACTGGAAAATGGCGAGTTGGCGACATTTAACATAGCTCCCTTCCGGACGGTATCGGCCGACGAATTAACCCCGTTCAAGGGACATCACCCGACCCGCCAGATCAGCACCGCAATGCCGGAATATCTATATAGGTTTTATGACTTAGAATCGGCGGGAGCGACGAAAGAGGGATATAAAAAAATAAAAAAAATGTTATTATCTGAATGGGCGAAAAAAAACGGCATCAGCGATGTCACCGCTCGGCAAAAGGCGCAAAAAGGATTGCTGGAAACTGCTGAAAAAAGTGGCAAGTTTTGGCTGATTGATGAAGATGAGCCAAATGCAGATAACCGCATGAGGAAACCCGCTTCGGCGGGAGAAAAGAGAGAAGATGATGAAGGATAATTCATGTCGGCAATTCTATTTCAAAAATAGCGATAGAGCCGAAAACAATGAAATGTCCCTTGAAGAGTTTGAAGAGTGGACAAAATGGTACGAGGAGCACTGTGCTAAATGCCCTTATATGAATCATGCGTACAACACGTGCGTATATAGTCACGCAATGAATATTGGTGACTTATTCGCTGGAAGATAGTAAAATGCTTGACTCGTTGGCGGGAGAAAGGGAGACGCAAATATGAAAAGATATGAATTTACAGATTCGCACGAATTAAGTGAAGAAGCGTTTCGGGTTTATAGCGATAGCAGTTTTGCTTTTTATAAATCGGGCGATACTTTTTATGTGGCCGACAATAGTTCGGCTGATCCGTGGGAACTTGGAACTTTGGAAGACGTTGAAGAGTATCTATTGGTTTTTGCTGATAACGGCGAATAAAATCATGCAAAACCTTAGAGATAGCGGGAACCGGACAACTGGAACCCGCTATTCTTCTATAAAACTCTTATAATCTTCGATTTTACTTTTTTAGACAAAATATCCGCCTTAGACTTGGATATATTCATGGCGAAAGTGATTTCTATGATACTTTTGTTCCGGCTCCGGAGGTTGAAAAACTCCATTTCCTCCGGCGTAAAATTGCATAGAGCACGAAACCGCTCAATCTCCGGCATTGTAAAATCGCATATTTTAAGTTGCTGGGCCATCAAATTGCTCCAATCAAAAAGGATGCCCTGAGCGACATCCTCGATTTTATTTCTTTTTCGTTTTTCTAACCGCCGTGCCTTTTTTGTTACCGCTCTTCTTGAGTCTCGTTTTGACTTTTTGTCCCATTGTTGTTTTGCACCGATCCTCCATTATTGACATTTACATTGTTATAGCCGTTTCCATCCTGCGAGTAGCCTATATAGTCATATTGCGAAATATACCAGACAAATCCACCGATAGTGGCAGCCCATAGCGATAATATTACAATCAAAATTATCCACAGTCGCTTAATTGTCGACTTCAATTCCTGCAATATCTCCGTGGCGAAGTTGAGATGTTCCACTCTTTCTTCCACGTCCACAATTCTTTCGTTAATATCCACAATCCCTCCTTGTTAACCAGAGCGCTTAGGCACAGTCTGATTGTGTTCTTTTCTTAAGTGTTCGTCCAGGCGGTCATGCACGCGCCTGATGGAATCTTTTGTGTCCCTGGAATTCTGCCCGACCAGATTCTTGATCTCGTCCAAATCCTTGCGCACATACTCCATTTCCTTATTGAACGCTCCCCAGCGTTCATTTTCTCTCGCACTGTCTGTATTACCGCTTCGCCAAAAGGAAGCAGCAGCAAGACAGCAGCAAACAATAGTGCACATTAGCTGTATTGTATTCGTGTCCATTTAATCACCACCGTCATATTATTTTATCTGATATGTCCAAACCTATCGAATTCGAGAGGTTATCCAATACCCGGGTACTGCAATGCGCCGTCTTTGTCGGGTGTTAGCGTAACCGGCTCTGTTGCCATTTCACCGTTTTCATTCAAATAGTACCACTTCCCGCCGATGTCCTGCAATCCTTTCAGCATAGCCCCGTCTGCACCGAGATAATACCAATGCCCGTTATGCATGTACCAGACATTAGTAGCCATCATTCCGGCTCCGTCAAACCAATACCACTTACCACCGTCAAGCACCCAATCATTAGCTACATAACTGCCCGTGTCGCCATTGTAATAGCGCCAGCTGCCATTCTCCTCGGTCCATCCGGATTTTACCGTTACGGTAACGCCGTAGCGCATTGCTATCGCAGAGGCTTCTGCCTGTGCCAGCCGATCAAGGTTGTTATCATCAAGCAACCAGGCCGTACTGGCGGCATTTGTGTGGAACGAATGTTCAAGGATTAACCCCGGCGTTCCTACTGCGGTGGCTCCGCGGATTACACCGTAATAATCGCCGTTATTGCCGCTCCTGTTTTCGATTCTGGCGGCTTGCTTTGTTCCCATGCAATTTTCTACCACCTGTGCCAGCAAAAGCCCTATAGCGTCCGCTGAATGATTTATAGCGCAATAAGCAGCGGGATAATCGACACTATTATTGACTGTGCTTGCTACCGCATTTGAGTGATTGGAGATGAATAGATCACAACCTTTGGATGCTGCTCCGCGATCATACAAATCCCTGTCGGTTGCCTGATTAGCGCGCGTGGTAATGACCTCGAATCCATATTGCTGTAAGTACTTATTTTGTAACTCTGTTAATTTCCACGCCATGTCTGATTCGTAATACCGACTGTCTGCCGGTGACTGATTATATTTTCCGAAATGCCCTGCATCAAGACATATTTTCATCGTTTTCCCTCCATCATATTGAGCCAGATTGTTACTCTCAATGATTGCACATAGCTTGTCTACGTAGGCCGTGTCAGTCGCGTACCCACCGGCCTTAATGATCTGCGCTGCCGTTCGGTAATTCGTGCAGCCGGAAAGACCTGCATAGCGCAAGTTATTCCCATTCATGGCTCCCAACAAGTAGTCACTGTGATCATTGATGGACTGCGCAAGCGATTGATACTTGCGGAAAGCTGCCGTGATCGTGTATTCATTGCCGGCAGTGTCCTGCTCCTTGGTTTCTTTGGTGTATGTGCTGCCATCCCACTCTGATGCCCATGTGTTGCCGGATAACACGGCCTTCATTCCGAATAGATTGCTTGCCATGACTGCCAGTTCACTGGTTCCATACGCCGACTCCAGACAGGCCTGCGCGATTGTGACGCTTGCAAGGATGCCGGATGTCTTCATATCAGCTTGGGCAGCTTCGGCGATTAATTTTATGAATATTTGTGACATAATCCTCCGATCAAAAAGGGCCGGAACATTCCCGACCCAATCAGCAGTTGCGATATCGCAATTATTCCGTCACTTCCGGCATGCCAGTGATTACCGATGTCATCACGGAAGCAACCGCTGCTACTGCCGAAATAGACAGCATCCCAAGCCAATCAACATCGGACACCGCCTGTCCGACTGTAATCATTGTCAAGCCAGTCTGGCAAAAGGTCTTCAATGCTCTCACGCCCGCTGCTTTTACCCATTCTCTACTCATTCTTAATTCCTCGCTTTCGTTTGTGAAATAAAATAACCACCCGTAGGTGGATTGTTGCTCATGTCAATTTGTAATGTGGCCGCTCCTGCCCGAACCACCAATACCGAAGCCAGTCATCCAATATAATCCCAATCAGTGATACCGGCATCCACAACACCATGTACTGCGGACATACTTGACCGAGAATATTTCCCGCCATATTGCTGTAATCCCATATTGCCCACCCAAGATACAGATTAACAACACAGCCGGTCAAAAACTCTAAGACCGTTACGATACAGGTTCCAGCCAGCACCTGCCGCCATAGTGGCATTTCCCACGGTATGATCTCATTAATCAGCCCCAGACAGACAAAACAGATACCGCCCAGGACGAACATAGTCCAGTGGCTGTATCCGCGCCAGAGCAGCTCAATTACGACATACAGCCCGCCGCCGGTAAGCAGTAGGGTTAAACACTTGATCAATTGTTTCATGCGCTCCCTCCGGACACCGCCGCAATAATGGCAGCCATATTATCTGCCAAATCAGTCGGCAAAGCTGCGCCATAACTGATTGCGTCAAGCTCCGCAAACGATTCGGTGCGACGAATCCATGCGTTGAGGTGATTGCAGTACGTTGTGTGATATAACTTGTGTTCTGTCGCAGCTGTGCCGATATTTATGATGTCTGCTGCTTGGTATAATTTGCATAACGCACCGTCTGCGTGATAGGGGTATACTTGTGCACCAGCTTGTACCGCTGCCACCGCTGCCGATAGATTGATTTGATCTGTTTCGGTCAGACTGTAGTGTTCTGTGCTGCCATCAGATAGCTGTACATCAAATCCGGCTGCAATAGCTGTTGAGCAAGCCGCTGCTATCTCTTGTAACTTAGATAATCGCCGTTCCGATAGGGTTGGTGTATATAGTTCTGGCGGCTCCTGTGGCATGTCGATAGGCGTTTGATATGTGCTGCCGTCGTTGCTAAGATATATCGTTCGGCCTTCGTTCCGATATATTGTTTCATAGCCGATTATAGTAGTCGCCTCTTCGCCGCCGGATGTGTATAATGTGATCTTTCCCCATTCTGCCGGAACTTCGTCAGCAAAGACAATTTGCATAATATTTGGTGTTTGTGGATGAATACTCTCGATATTGTATAATTTCTTATTGTTTCCAATTTTAATTGCTTCCATTTTCATGCTCCTTTTCTTTGATTTTCGTATTAAGATTTATTACACAAACTATTTTTTATTCAATCGAGTAATTAATCCGCTGAAAAACCTATACTTTGAACGCTCTGCCTCGGGTAAAAAAGCTTTATGTTCCCGCCGATAACCCCGGTGGATAAAGCCAGTTTTATTCTTACCGTTCCATCTCCGTTGTTGATGGCGCTGATTCCTTGCAGTATGCCGCTTGAGGATATTATAGAAGTATAGTTAAAACCTACTTGACCAATTGAGCTTGTCGCCATCAGTGATGGCACTGCCGTGACAATATAAACATCAGTGTAAAATTGTATTTGAAAACCAATTAGATCAAGACTGCTGTGGTTTATAATAACATTCATATTCCTGGCACTCGTAACGGAATTACTAAACCATGTTCCCATGCTATTAAGAAGCGATGAATATGCATTATATACCGCTGCGCTGCTAGCTGTCATTCCTGCACTTGCAGCTCCACTGGAGCTGGTATAGTTATCAGATATCCTGACGTGTCCGTAATTGCTGGCATTTCCGATGCCATAAGTTGTTGCACTGCTAGCGTGTCCGACGGGTGCCTTGCCGCTTAATCCCGCGGTTAAATCGCTATTTGTTTGTGTGATTTGATCTTGCAGTACTTTGGCCACCGCTGCCGATACCGGTAACTGCGAGTTATTAGTGACAGCATTATTGACTAGCATGCCCACTGTGAGGATGCCGGTTTTGAAATTGTTAAAATCTTGAATGAATTTTCGAATTTTACCAGCGAACGTTCTTGTCGCTTCGCCCGCTGTTGGTACAGGGAATTCTCCGGTGATTGCGTCGAATGTCGTTATTTGCGTACTGGAAATGTCGCCGGTTCTAAGTACCCTATCTTTCAATTCTGCGTCAATGATATCAGCATTATCATTAAAATCACCGATATTATAAACATCCTCCGGGCTTGGTTTGATCAAATTGTAATTTTCCGTAAAACTTGCCATTATCCCAAGTCCTCCCCTCTGATTTTAAGATGCGTGAATTGCCCCAAAAATCCATGTGTGTAATCGCTTAGTGCTTGGTGCTGATTGTACCTGATAACGAGTGTGTACACCAGATTTGCCGGAATAATCTTATCAAGCGTTATTTTTACTTCATTTACCCAGTTTTTCCCGTGCCGCAAACTGGCGATATTCAACGTGTAAGCGCGGTAATTCAATTCGTAAGACCAGCCACCGGAACCCATAATGTTGTTCATGATGTTTTTCAATGCTGTTTCCGTATATGGAATATCACTTATTAGCCTGCTTATAATCCGGCCACGCCTAAAATCAAGCGTTTCGGTCAATGGATCGGAAATTATGCTTAGGGCATTCTCCCACTGCAAGACACCTCGTTCCGTGGCTATAATCGGAAACGCATCACGAAATGAATTTTCCGCAGATTCCGACAATGCGTCCAATTCTGGTTGAATCGCGTTTATAATTTCTTGAATATCAATGTTGTCATCGTAAATGCGATTATAGAAATCCCTTAACATTAATTAATCACCACGCTTTCAAGTATTGGCAGGTGTTGGGACAAGGGCGATTGCTGGATATTTAAATCCGTCGGCGAACCATTAATTAATACATTTGTGACATTGTTAATTCCGGGCAAGCTGATTATTGCGGACGTTATGCGTGCGACAAATATTGACAAGCCATCAGAATCAGACCATTGCTTTCGTACTTCCAGTATGTATTCAAGCAAGGCGTCTTCGATCAATGATTGCAGCTGGCCAATCGTGTAACCGGTTTGCAGATTCACGGAAGCGGTTATATTAATACTTAGTTTGTCAGGTGTTACAACCGTCACCCTGTGTCCAATTGGAGCTATCCCAAGCCCTTCTCCGCTGTTCGGAATGGGATCTATTGCGGTCTGCACAACGCCAATGAATTCGCTCGTGGCTGGGTTATATTCTGCGTCAATAATGGATACCATCACCGTGCCGCCGCCATCCCATACAGGAAATATTTTGGCTGCCCCGACACCCGGGATAGCCGTTGTGAACTGCTTGTAATCAGAAACGTTGCCGCCAAATGCGCGATTGTTAATTCTTTCAATTATACGCTTCCTTAGTTCCTCGTCGGTTTCCGTGTCTTCCCCCGGTGTGTATGTTCCAGTGATGGCAGCGGAACCCAGATTGTTAATCGTAAACAGCGGCAAAACGGGACCGAGATATGTATTTCCGACAGTGCCGGCAGTTTCGCATTCCAAAAGACAGCGGCCGGTGACTTCGAATCTCTTGGTTAATACGAAAATCTGCCCACCGGAAAGCGCAGGAACGGAAAAGCGGCTCCCTATGGTCAGATCAATGGGGTTTCCATCCGTATCAGCCATTTCGCCGATCCTGATTGCTCTGGTTGCCTGATTCCTCGTAATACCATGATTGGCGGCCAGATTTTCCAAATTAACACCGACAGCGGACAATATTGATACCTGCTCTTGAAAAATCGTGGCTACAATGCTCTGCTGCGCTAATTCCGCAGCCACCGGCGCAAGGGTGTCGTATATGATCGATCCCTGTCTTTTGTCCCGTGCTGTGGACACTCTCGCAAGCATCCGCGTCAATGTTTCGTCAAATGATGCCATTTACCGTCACCTCGCTTCCAAACGTACCTCTATCGCTTGTTACATTAAACTCAATCAGCGCCCCGTCTCTTGATGCCCGACTTACATTTGTGACCGAAACCGCCGTAATTCGGTCGTCTTGCAATAGCGCGTCTCTTAGTGTTTTTTGTATTGTGTCGCGCAAAAATGAAAACGGCCTGCCGATATATTTTTTAAACTCAACCCCGCGATTATCGCTGTAGATCGGATACGCATAACGCTCCGTTGATAGAATATGATATACCGCCTGTTGTATCGCTTCATTTCCGTCCACGTTGCCGGAAATTTGGTTATCAGCGACGCGGTACGTAAATGTCGGATATTGAACTACGTTGACCTGATCAATTGTGACTCCACTTACCTGCGGTATCATTTGAGCACACTCCTCTCGACAAAATAGCGTTGGCCAGCGTTAAATGACATCAGAGTCACTTTTTCCCCGACCGCAAGATCGCCCCACAGCCGAACGGTTTCCCCGGCGACTGTGATTGTTTTCGCCTTGCAAAGTGGAGATAGGACAAGTGCGCCTGCCGGTAGTGGCAATTCTCGGCTTTCCGATGCCATGATCAGTATTTGTAGTGGTGATACGCTGGCAACGGTTCCGTCAAATATCTCCGACCGTATTACGCTTGCACTGTCATTGCCTATTTTGGTCACCACTCCGGCCAACCTGTTAGCTGATATTCCCATATATACCTCCTGTTATAGAAACCTCCAGTTGCATCGTGTGAAGCCCCTGTTGGTAGTTGTGCGATGCGGATACAATCCACATGTCTTGCTTGATGCCCAACTTAGCGATTGACAGTGTGAATCCGCTACCGGCAATCAGTTCCGGTACACCAAGTGCATTCAGCTTCAAGGTCTGCGCTTCCCTGTTATATCTTTTCAGATATTTGGCGGCCAAATCCGTCATTTGCTCGACGGTCATGGGTGTATCAATTTCTTCAACCATCTGCAACACGCCCCACTGCTTCTGTGATTCCGTGTAGGGCGATACATGGGATATTATTCTTCCGATATCCTTGTCAGTCCGCGTTATTTTGATTCGATTGTAGACATCCTTGTCAATGCTTAGCTTGTATGTGTAATCTGTCAGCAATGAGCCGTCGCCAATAATATAATTTGTCTTGCACTGTGCCAACTCCGTAAATTCGAGCGTGCCGAAATTATCACGGATGAAATAATACTTCCCAGCCTCGTGAACAATTGATTGCTCAATACCGTACTGAATGACCTCGTACAGTGTGCCATTGTGTATTTTGTATTCCGGCACCCATACCGACGGCGTAACGACCTTATACTGCGAATCAGTTTTTCGCCCGGCAGATTCGCCGAAGTTTTCACTGCAAACCAGCTCGAATATTTGGCTGGCGGTCACGCCCTCGGTAATATAGACTTCCTTGTTTTGCAGATATCGAATCTGGTCATAAGCTGTTATCTTGTTATCTCCATCTCTGGATGTTTCCATCGAAAATACATAGCCGTAGAATACGCCACGGCCATTGACGGAAAACTTGATGATGCTGCCATTGACGATTTGCAGCCGGTTGCCCGGATCGTCGCGCACCGTAAATGTACATTTGCCCGGCTGGCCGCTAATAAAAGTATCGTGTGTTATGGAATCCACCAAGGTTGTAATATCGTACATCGTGCCGGTCAATGTATTCTGACATTGAATAGTGTATTGCATTAAGTCACCCACCCTTGCGGAATCACGTAGACCTGTCCGGGATAGATAAGATTCGGATTACTGCCAACCACCGCTTTATTTGCTGCGTACAGTTCCGGCCAGTTTGCACCATTCCCGGACAGCCGCCTTGTGATTGCCCATAAATTATCACCGCTTTTGACTGTGTAAGTCTGCGGAACCGATTCGGTGTTATCTTTTCTCGGCTCTTCCGGCACCGTCGCACTGGTAGTCTCTTCCACCGCTTGTATGACGATAATCTTGGCACCATAGGGGCGGTATTCCGACAGCGACAGGGTGTAATATACCCTGTGCTCTTCTCCCGCCTTACGAGCATGCTTAAAGTCGTCGACAACCACGTCCATGTTAATGTCAATGTCGCTCGCCGTGAATTCACCGGCCCGCTCGGAATCCCGCCAGTCTTCAATGAATTCAATGAACTCGTCGCCATCGTCTTCGATAAAACTTTCGATCACAAAAGTGGCAAGGCCCGGCTTGCGCGGAATCACAACCTCGCCGGTCCCGATAATATTAACTGTCTCGTTGTTTCCAGGTATTGATATTTCGATTTCTTCCGGCGCGATCGGTAACTCGTAATCGCCGTCACTTGTTTCAATAATGATATCTATCATGCCAGCACCACCCTTGAATCCGCAGCTTCTTCAAGTACTGCGGCTATCTCTTCGACAATAGAATTAACGTCGGCTGTTTCCCTGATTGTGCCAATATTCAAAGACAGCTGTGGCGTTAATGTCTGATAGGTCACCTGATAATCGATGGTTGCTAAATCCATCAATAGTTTAATGTCCTCGCCGGAAATTTTGACTTCGCCGGTAGTTTTGAGTGCTTTTCCACCGCCAGAGCCAGAGGTTACGTCACCGAGCGCACTTTCAACGCCGGAAGTTGATTTGAAAATCCCTTCAATAAGATCGCCATTGTCGCCAGTCGCCCTAAGCTCTGCTATATTGGCCTGGCGCGCAGAATGCGCTGCGCGGGTTTCGGCAGCCATTGTATCTATAGCTTCCTGCCGTTTCAGCTGATTCCAGATCATGTCTGCTTCGGCTGTTGCGATATCGGCCGCTCTTCCCTGTTTTGCCGCTTCATTTTCCGCTGCGGCAGTAGCAGCAAAAGTAACATGTTCTATTGCTTCGATGCTTACACCCGGAATACTTCCCAGGGCACCGATAAACTTATTAATAATGTCAATAGCGCCATTAACCATATTTTGCAAAATGGTAAGAACATTCACCTTCATGTCACCCATATATCCGGCTATTGCGGCCCCTGCCTTTGACATTCCCAAACTCATTTTATCCCATAGATTCAGCACGGCATAAACGCCGGTCTTGAACCCGAGATTAGCCTTGTCACTGGCAGAAAGAACCGCATCGACTACTGTTTCCCATGCGGCCCGAACTCCACCCATTGCGTTTATCCACACGGCTATCGCCGCAACTACAGCAACAATGCCTACTATTATCCATGTCAGGGGATTAGCTAAAATGGCAGTATTCCATAACCACTGCGCCACTGTAACCACTCCGATTATTACCGCCAGTGTACCTAACGTTGCCGCAAGTACGATTGCAATCGGTGCAATCACATCCATGTGCTCTGCAATAGCTTCAAGGGCTGGATTCAATGCGGATGTTAATAATTCCTTGAATTGAAGCACATAGGGATACAGTTCGCCGCCTATAGTTTCTTTTAGGTCACCCGTGGCGTTATTCATTTGGATAATCTTTCCAGCATCAGTTCCAGCAATTGCTTCTGCTAAACCGCCCCATGTTTCCGTTGTTACTTCGGCAACTATAGCTACTTTGGCAGCTTCAAGGCCTACACTTTCCACGTAAGCCCTGGTCTGCTTGTCTAAAGTTTTCAAGGACTTTACACTGTCATCCTGCAAGGCGAGAACTGCTTTTTGAGACTCCGATACAATAAATCCCTTTTTCGTAAGTCCTTCGTACTGTCCTTGGAGCGCCTTGCCCAATGCTGTGGCATAAGAAACCGCTGCCTGTGTTCCAAGCTCTGGCGCTCCCTCATTCATACCTATGGCAAAATCCGCGAATGTCGGCATAAGTGCAGTTAGGGCTTCTGTGTCCGATATATAAGTCGCCAGCTCTGCCAGTCCGGCGATCATTGTTTCGTCGCCGATAGTGGTTTTTGCCTGTATCGCAGATGCTTCTTCAAGAATGGATTTGTAATCTTCAAACGCTACGCCCTGGTTGGCCAAAACGACTGCGAGGGAAGTTTCGGCCTGTTTCTGGACATCATACAAGCCTGTTAATTTGCCAATCTCATTAATTCCCGATTTGACAAGCGCCAATCCTTTGCGCGATACTTCCAGTGCTGCGTTGAAAGCCGTTATCTGCCCTTCCTGGCTTTCGAACCCTTTATTATTTTTGACCTCGTTGAGACTCTGATTCATTTGATCAATCGCCGCTGTCGCAAGTTTGACATCAGCAGCCGCCTGTGCGAATTCTGGCCCGAGCTCCGCACCCTTAATACTGCGTATGGCAACAAGAGTGCTATTCATGGCTTTTACTATGCTCTGCATAGGTTTTGATATTTTGTCCTGCAATGCAAGCGTGCTGCTAATTGTAGACATTGATCATCACCTGCCCCTCTTCTTTGGCCTTGATTTTATTTCTGCCAGCCGCTTTTTTTCTGCATCAATTTTGTTTTCAATACACGCAATCACAAACACTTTCTCTGCCCGTGGAAGATTGGCGAACTCTGACGGCTTGTATCCCATGTTCAGTACGGCATATTGACAAGCCGCCATTTCCCCATCTTCCATGATTAGTTTTTTACTTCTTTAATTTCTTCGTTAATATCGTTTTCTTCTGCGTCGAATCCGCTGGCCCGAACAATTCCGTCAGACAATGCCTGCACTTCACCTGCTAAAAATTTTTTCGTAACAAAATCGGCTACCGTCGCGCATTTTGCTTTGGAAAGAAATTCTGCATCTGCGAGATTCGGCTCAATGACATGTCCGGTTATAATCAGCAAATTGAATTTGCTACTATCGAAGTCTGCACCTCTTTTATTAATCTTCCCCTGGCTCCTGGTGCGATAAGTAGACCACTCTTTTTCACTCATTGGTCTGACGGTGAACGTTCCCAACCTTTCGCTGACATACACCTCTTCGGTAAACTCTGATACATCCGGTAGGGATAATAAATCCTGTAATTTACTCATTTTTCTTTTTCTCCTTTTTTATGCTGCCGGGAATAAGGCGTTGAATGCCTCTGGATTATCAACGCCGCTGAAAGTATAATCGCACGAACCTTCAAGCATATCTGCATCGATGTCAAGCATAGCTATGTCACCGCCGTCAATATTACATTGCTGCAACTGAACCGAATGTCTGCCTGCGTTGCTTCCGGGATCGTCACTTGTAATAACCATCGTAAAATATACGTCCTTGCCCGTTCTGGCATAGTCAATAAGCATTTTCGCCCAACGACTCGTAACCCAATGATACGTAAAACTTCCAGTTCCTACCCATCCGGCAGACTTGTGCCTATCTGCCGAATCGCCCATAGCTCTCCATGTGGTTTTGTTTTTTGAAATATTGGCAGTGATATTTTTAATTTCAGCGAGTTCCTCGACACTGCCGTCAATAACTGCCGTGATTATTCCCCGCCGCCCCTCAACCGGCCTTGAATCATGTAATAGCATTTATATTCCTCCTTTTCGAGCACAAAAAGCGCCCACTTGAAAACAGGCGCTTAAATAATGCTTAATCAACAAAAACTTCCATATAAAGCTTGCTCATTGCCGCTACCGGCTGCACGTTGACACCGACAAGAACCGCTTCTTTCGCTTTTCCGGCCACTACCGTAACATCGGTTGCGCCGTCAAAGTTTTCAATCGCTCCAAGGGTTTGTAGTTCGCCGAAGTATGTCAGCAGCATGGCTTGGAATATGCCTCTGCCGTCTGCGTTATTCTGCACTATTCCCTTAAATGACGTTTCCCAGATCGTGCTTGTACTTGTTCCAATTTCATCAAGTACCCTTATAATCTGATTGAGCCGGAAGTCCTCTGATAATTCAGTCGTGTATGTACGCAGACTGTTAATATCGTCTTCAACCACAATGCTACCGCTTGTATTCACCGACAAAATGAATTTGCCCGACTGCAAAGCTTCGATGATTTCGGAATTTGTGCGTTCGTTCAGAATTCGAGTGGCACCGGTAAATGTCTTGGCAACATTGGATTGTGTCACGGATGCCCCGGCAGTAATCCCAGCAACCCACGCAGTAGCCTCTTCGGCGGTTACTTCAACGTCGCCCATCATTACACCGCAGTCGGAATTGATAACCCCGTGGTAATCGGCTGCGTCATAATTTGCAACAACAATCTGGACGTACTTGCCCTCTGTGTCGCGCATTTCCTCTGCAAACTTAGCGAACTGCGCGGCGAAAGTATCATTATTCTGCGTCAGCGCCATTGTCTGCCAACGCGCCTTGCGTGCTAATGCCAGGTATGCCGGGTAAGCCGTCACTGGCGTTACTGTGCCGTTCGTACCGCCCGATAGGGTAATGCCGGCATTTATGGCCAATGCACCGAATCCGCTGAATTCCACATAATCGTTGTTTACAAGCTCCTGCACTGTGGAAGCTGTTTGTGCGTCCCTGCTTACGCCGTCGACGTAGGTTGTGACCGTGAAAAGGCCATCAGATTCGGTTATGGCCACGGTAATCATGTTGCCTTTCGTGCCGGCATATTTCGCCTTTGCTGTAAGGCTGCCTTGCGTTGCAGTTGCTCTTACACCGCCGCTATCGAGTCTATAAAATAGCCCAAGATAGCAATTTGATAACATCAAATTCGGGAGTTTTGCTTCTTCATCAAATGCCGTCATTCCGATTTTTGCAAGACTCGTTCCGTCTGTCATATCAGTACTGTAGACGCTAATCAGCTCCCCTTCCGGGCCCCAATTCATAGGGAATGCCATCGTGCCTATCCCTCTATCCCCAACCTGCATAGTTGGGGCTGAAACGGCGGTGAAATTGATATAAACGCCTGGACGGGTCTTGTTCTGTGAAATCCATCTTCCACCCATGTGTTACCTCCTTATAATTCATATAATAAATGCGCCCGCCTAAATTGACAGACGCGCGCTAAATCGTGATATTTGTTTCAATCTGTTCTTGCAACGGCCCGAGCTCAACCGGCTTCGTCGCCATAACGGATACATTGCAGAAAAAGTGGAGTACGCCGTCAACCTTTTCTGTCCTCCGGCCAGTTAATCGCACTGGCATGCCGTTCCACGTAATATACTCCAAATCCGACAGCAACCGAATGCTTATATCATCAAGCTGCTGCTGCAAAAGGTTGACACTACTTGGATCGGCAGCGACATGATAACGAATTGTCACAAAATAAGAAACCATCCAGTGGTTGCGGCGTTCCGGTTGTATGTCAAGTGTGAGTTGCTGAATGAAGAAATGCGGGTATACAAGCAACTGAACCGGCGCTGTTTCCCGATACCGCATTACGCCCGGGAACGCCTCGCCCAGGGCTATTACAAGTCCGCTGGTGACGCTGGTTGCCGTGATCTCGTACAATGTTACACCCCCTGCCTGACGCTCATCGTCGCCTCTTGTCGCGATTGATTGACCACCGGCGCGCCGATAACACCCTCGTAGGTTTCAAGCACTGTGCCGTCAAACGCCAGTTTTCGCGCTACAATTCTGTCAGCGTTTTGCAGGTCGATTCCCACGGCACAATTAATGCGCAAAGCGTGGATAATAGGCACAGCGCCCACCGCTACGGGATCGGGATTATCAACGTCTGAAAAAGATATGTGAACCTTGATACCGGAATAGAATGGCACATTCGGATCGCTCGGGGCAAATGAGCCGTCGGGCAACTCAATCAATGTCGCCCTGTAAATATCTATCTCGTCGGCATCCATATAATCGCCAATAATGCCGCCAATGATGCCGAAATTAAAACTATCCATGCTATCCCCTCCTAAACGGCAACCTAAAACTGTTTAGCTGCTTCTGCCTATCCTCGATCCGGCGCTCAATCGCCATTGTTGCCAGCGACGAATCGAATGACACCGACCGCCCAGCTTCCGAAACGCTTGTTGCTTTTCCGGTTGTTGTTTTGTTTGCATCCAGCATTTCATTGTACGCGTCGACAACCATCTGCGCTGCGACGTAAGTTAATTCAGTTGGCAATTCTGCGCGATTGATGTAGTTTAATATTTGCTGTATGGTCATGTCGACATACAGCGTCAAGATCGTGTCCTTGGAAGTGTCCGTTATCCCCAGCAGGGTTTTGACTATATCAAGTAGATTCATCTCGCACCGCCTTTGTTGACATATTTTCTATCGCTTTTTTACATTGGTTGCAGACGCAAAATTCCTTCGGTGGAGGATAACCGGCGCAACCGCAACGAGCTTCTGGTATCCGATCTCTGTTATCGTCCATCTTGTGCAAGCAAAGTTCACAAATTTTCATCCATCACCGCCTCGCTTTCCGGCGCAAATATACTTTCCTTCTTTGACTTTTTTGCAACCGTTTTTTCAGGCTCGGATTTTTCTTCTGCCCGCTCCTGTCGCTTATTGATTATCTGTTGTCGTGAAAGCTCTGTCAACACGTGTATCACCGTCCTTTATTCTCTGGCGGGAACAATATCGTAATCAATGATTTCTAATTCTGTAAAATCATCAGGATTAAATATCCCTATCCAAAAATTCCCGATATATCGTTGCCTATTAATTACGCATTCATTGTAAAATCTGATCTCGTTGATAATCTCCTTATTGTTTATTCCGAATTCGTCTTCATACAAACCGCTGTCTAGTTTATATTCAATAGATTGTCGGTAGTTTTGAAATTCCAACAAGTCCCCATCAACCAAGGCATGAGCACCAATCGCAATTGGAACGCAGACCATCAATCCGCCTATGCCGATTACTATCGCAGCAAAAGCAAAACCATTATCATCAATAAATTTCCAACATATAATTCCTCCGATAAGAAGAATAACAAAAATCCATAATAACATAATTATCGCTCCTTTTCTTATCCACTCCTGATTATAAGCACAGAAAAAGGCGGGGGAGCGTAACCCGCCTACGGTTCATGATACCGTTCTATGCTGCTAAAGCCAATGGCGTTTAACCTTGTTCGTCGGCCTTGCGAAGCGCGTTTATCACCTGCCTACGGGTTTTCCCTGTGGTATCAATGTGCCTTTCAGCGGCAAGGGCAGCAAGGGCCTCGTCGTTCATGTCGTTGTAATCCGTGGATTCCTCCGGAACGGCAGGAGCAAGGGTTTCCCCCTGCTCCGGTTCTGTACTTACTTCCGATAGCGGGATGGCTTTATTTTTTTCTGCATCCCAAACAAACCGGCCCACGTTACACCGCCAGACCTGTTATTGAGCCATGCAGGAATGCGGGACCGTGGTCAAGTCCTACCTCTCCATATAGCTGACGTTTCTCGCTGGCACCGACTTTTGCCAGCTCTTCTACAAAGAATACTCCCTTGCCCGGAACTTCCAGGAATACCGGTGCCATATATGCGATATCGCAAAGCAAAATAGCGCCGTTCGGCATGAACCGATTCCATACTACGCCAATTTTCGTAAAATCCGTTTCGATATCTGTGATATTGATACCGCCCTCGTTTCTCGATGGCGGCAAATTGCCACCAGGGAGACTTGCGTAAATGGAAGAAATCTTTTGCTTGAGTTTCGCCGGAACAAACATAACCATATTCTCAAAATAAGCCCCGTTGTCAGCCATCTCCTGATACAATGACTGTAGCATATCAAAAGTCAATTCCGCGCCCGCTGCGGCAATATTAGTACCATCCTCACACAATTGGAGCATCCCTCTTGTCTTGTTTGGCACGCTCACCCCTGTGGCCAACTGGTATCTTCCGGCAATGAACGAATATTCGATATTTCGGGCTGCCGGAACAAGCAGGCTGTGCTGAATCTGCCAAGCCAATTCCCCGGCCGGGTTCGGTGTCTGGCCCGCCGTGTTGAGTCCGGCCATCCTGCCCGTATTGGCGAGCTTGTGGTAAGTCAAGTCCGTGGTGTCCTGGTGAATCTGTACTACGTTGGTTTCTTGGTTGCGCTCGATGTGCCTTGCTGTCGGTGCGGTTGCCGAGGCTGCTTCCGATATCCCTGGCTGCTCTGCGTCCGGATAATCGAAAAGCTGCGCGGTCGGGAATTCCGCGTTTGTGGTCGTAATTCCTCCCGACAAACCGCCAATCATGGATAAAAGCGGCGTGGCAGTCGGTGCTGCTGTAAATAATTCCCCCGCATAGTTCGGAAGGTTCCAAGTTGTTCCAATTCCTGCTACTACTGGCATATTTTATATCTCCTTTTCTTAAATTAAATAAACCCCGTTTTCGGCGGCTTCTGTTTTAATCCTTATCGCATCCTGTGTGCTTCCTGCTTTTCTTGCGGCAGTAAGTTGGCTTACATAATCCGGCTTTTCACCGGCTCCTGCTGGCGGCGTAGCCACTCCCGCTCCGGTAGTGGTAGTTGTCCCGAATACGTCGGCATAGCTTTCCTTGACCGATTTTGTCAGATCGTCATAATTGGACACAACGCCATCTTTGTACTCGGCTTTTGTTACATCAACCTCTTTCAGCAGCAGCTTGACAAGTTTCTGATTTGCGCCGTCTTTGAGTAATCGCGTTTCGATATCTGCCGTGATTGCCGACGTGGTTTTTTCCGATTCGACGTTGGTTTTGTAATCGCTGTATTCTTTTTCCTTGGCCGCGATATCAGCATCGTACTTGGTTTGCAAATCCTCAAATTTCTGCTTGTATGTATCCGCGTCGGCAGATTTTCCTTGCAGATCTTTGTTTTCGGCTTCCAGTTCGATGATTCTGTCCGTTTTTTTGCTATACTGCTCTTTTGGCACGAACTCCTTGCCCTGCTCGGCCTTAATTTCTTTTTCGATTGCCTTCAAGGTCTTGTCCATAATCTCTACCCCTTCCGGCAAGTTGTCTTTGATGATTGCTAAAATATCCATGTGCGTACTCCTCCTGGCTTTTATAGCGGTTCCACGCTAGAGTATTTGGTCTCTTAGTTGCTGTTTTGCAATTCTCGCTCCTGGCTTTTATAGCGGTTCCACGCTAGAGTATTTGGTCTCTTAGTTGCTGTTTTGCAATTCTCGCTCCTGGCTTTTATAGCGGTTCCACGCTAAACGAGTTTTTGCAATAAAAAAAGCCACCCACCTCCGATTAGGAAATGAATGGCTCTATGGCTCTAATATTATTTAAAATAATCTACCAATTTAACTAAAATTTCATCGTATACATACCAATCGTCGGCGCATGCTTTTTTGCCGTATCTTTGGTCGCAATCGCCTAATTGCTTAGCGTCAAGAAATCTTGCACCTTTTGGTCTTTTTTCAAACGGGAGTGGACAACCATTTTCTGTAAGCAGGGAACATCTGCCGCCCCATGATGGGTCTACCGCGTCAGCATCAACGTTCCTGATTCTTAAAAAATATCTGTTAGGATTGTCCTCCCACCAATCAATAGAGATATGTCCCTTTTCTATTTCGGATTTCAAATATTCATAATTGATTTCTTTAAAATCGTCAGGCGAATAGTGACATCCCATTGATTTACAACAGCTCCCACACGTTTTACATCTTTCAATCGGTTGCGTCCCATTTATTTGGCTCATCTTTTTGGCTCTCCTTTTTGGCTCATTTTTATTTAAGGACAAATGCATTACCGCCAATATTTATAATATCAGACGCCATGTATCCGCAATGAGGACAGCGGAATTTATCAAACTCCAAATACCGTGTATCCTTACCTTCTTGCTCTGCCAACCAAGATTCATTTTGAATTTGCTTGCCGTGTTGGAGTATCAAAATTGCATCTATTTCGCATCGACATTGATGGCATCTATAAGTTTTATTCATCTTTTCGGCTCTCCTTTTGGCTCACTATAATTTCTTTTTCACCCCGACACGATTTGCACCAGCAGAAAACACCTTCACTCTCGGCATCGTCGCTGTATGTCGCTATTCGCTTTCCGCAGTCGGGGCATAGATAATCATGTTTCACTTGTCACCGCCTTTGCGCCTTCGCATTTGCATAGATTAAACAATGCATTACCATTATCCTGTAATACCTGATATACGCCCTTTGCTATAGTATCAACAATGGCTTCATCGCTAGCTTTTTCGAGACCAATATTTGAATGTTCTACTATTCCGTGTATGATCTCATGCCATAATGTGAGACATTTCTTCTGATGATCTTGGTTGCCTGAGTTAAGCTCAATAGTTGATTGCTCATAATTAATATATCCATAGCACACTGCGGTGCCATTATTCAGACCGGATTTTTCTATAACGGCATAATCAACGCCGCCGATTCTGATAGATTCTGGTATTTTCATTTATCCTCCTTTATAAAACACCCATTTGGGCGCGGGGTTATTCCGTTGGTTTAAATACTTCAAATTTACACCTATCATCTGGCGCTAAATATTCTGTTTCCCAACCGCCTGAAAGCTTTTCAAATTTTCGCTTTCCGCATTGTCCCTCAACAGTATTTCGGATAGGACACAATAAACATTCTTTTGGCTTTCTGTCTGCAATAACCCTATATATTTCCATTGCTCGCCATCCCTTCAAACACAAATATCGGCCGGAGAACAAATTTAATCTTTTATAAATTCTTCCGTATGAAACGCCATTTCTCCGCTTAACAACTCCGCACTATCTGGCGTTATGATGATTGACGCATGTGGATGATAGTTGTCGTTTAGGAACTTAATTAACGGCTTTGCCAATGTCTCAAATTCTTTCTGTTTTTCATTCATAATTCAATCCTCCTTATTCAAATTACGCATAATTCCACGCCGCGATATTAAAATTAATACATTAACCGCGATAAGTGCCAATCAGTATTAATCCGATTGTTGCAAGTATGCAGAAGCCCATAACATAAAACGATATATGCATGTTAATTCGCCCCCTTGCTCTGTAAATAAGCTTTAAATGATTTGTTCCAGCGGGCCGGAATCTGTTTTTGCACCTGGTCAATTCCGATCGTCATCATAAATCGGCCATCTTTCCATCTTCCGTTGCGAAGTCTATAGCCGAATTCAACAAAGGAGGCATAGTCCATCAGATTAAATATAGTTATTACGAATGAATCTCCGACCACTTCCACGCTCTCAATTGTGGCGGCCTGCTCAAATGCGGACGGGGCTTGTTCTTTTGTTCTACCGACTTGGAGCGCTTGGTTTCCAACTCCCCATGAGTTGCGCAGTGCGCCGGTATCCTCTATCGTATTATCTTTTATCTTGGCAACAGCCCGCAAGGCCATTTCCAGAAGAAACTTTCTCAAGAAATCGTCGAAATCATTATAGGCATCCGTCCAATTCTCTAAAAACTTTTCTAACTCTCTGAAATCAGCTTCTTTCGCCACCAATTATCCCTGCGCTTTCTTCTTTTCAAGCTCTTCTTTCCACCAACTACCGGTTAATTGCTTTCTATTGTCTTTGATAATTTCCCACTTCTTTGAATCCAGATATTTCATTTCCTGGAACCCAGCAATGGTCGTTGGCATTCCCTCAAACAGGCCCGATACGAGATCGCTGCCGTGCTCTTTTTTGGCAGCTGCGATAAATCGTTTATAACTCGCCAGCTGCTCCTTGTCGTTCTCGTAATACTTTTCACGTTTTTGGGTAGATAAAAATTCCTTCCCCTGATCTTCCGTCAAACTCGCACGCCATTCCTTGTATGGCATGTCAGCAGGAACGTAGTAGTTTTTGCCGGTAACGGGATTGCGGGCAATTCGTGTTGCCACATCATCAAACATGGCATCGATCTCGTCCGGCGGGAAATAGGCCGTTGTGGTGCTTCTGCATGGGTGTGGTGGGGATGAAATCGGCGGGTAATTTATTCCCTCCATTTTTTCGGATAGCTTGAATATCTTCAAATCTAATTCTTGGCATGAATCCGTTGTGCGGTGGTCAAGTGTAGCCAAAAATTGATATTGATCCACTACGCCGCTTTCAACATAAGTATCCCATGTGGCGCTATTTGCTATATGGTTAAATTCCGTTCTGGCCAGACTGATGCTGCGCCACAGCATGCCACCGTGGCCTTTTGCCGCACCCTGTCCAAACATCCGATCATGTATAACCGCGCCGATAATATTAGGATTATGTCCGAGTGCTACGCCTTGCGGAATCTCTCGTTGGAGTATTAACGTGAGCTTATCCTTATTGGTCCAAATGCGGTCTGAATAATTTTCGCCGTCCCATTTTTCAGATACGGCTTTTTCAATAATTTTTGTATTTAATGAAGAAAACGGGGAGCCGAACCCCACCCCCTGTTGGAGATTGAACGTTGCCCTGTAATAACTTTCCTCGTACGCACTGCTCAACCCTTCTTTAAACGTATCCTGCTCTCGTGCATACAATTTCTCAATCTGGAATTGGCAATCTGCTTGCAGGGCTTCCAGGCGGCTCACGGCTGATTTTAAAGACTTTCGCCGACTTAATTTTTGGCGATAAGCTGGATCAAATGCATAGCCAGTCTTTTTAATCTCCTCGTAATAAGCCTCGGTTTGTTCTTTATAAGATCTTAATTCAGCCTTGCTTAAGTTTTTTTTTGCATCCGCAAGGGATACTTTGGCGTCTCTTGCATAGCGGCCATAGAACACCTCTATTTCGCGCTGTATGGCCTTTTGAGTTTCCCTGTATAGCCCAGCAAGATCGTCGTTCATTTCCTCGGCGGTTTTTTCGCTAGATAGTATTAATCTTTCGGCCCTATTCTGCCAGTACTTTTCTTGTTGCTCCCTGTTCTTTCTCAAAACACCAATCAGCTTCACCGCCTTTCGGGATAAGGAAATAGCGCCTGTCTTTGAACAAGCGCTATTATTTCATTATAGATCAACGATTAACCGCGCAACGTCTTTTACATTCGTCTTTTGCGCTAAATACCGCATTTCCGATGTCTCTTTCGGTAAAATAAGCCAGCATGGGGCTGTTGGTATAATAGATGATTTCGTTTTCGCGTATACTTATCAGTCGTATTTTGGCCTTTACTGGCACCCTGTATGTGGGCATATACACATAGTCTCCAATATTGAAACACACTTCAATGTTCTTCATAACATTACCACCTTTCGGGACATAGGAAAGCGCCTTATTTAAAACAGTTTTGATATTTTATTTTAATTCATAACCAATTACATTTGTTATTTTTTTGGGGATCATTTCTTTTTCGGTATATCCGTGACCATCACAAATATCACAATCTCTATTTTCGTATTCATCTTCCGAATAACCATACGAACCATATCTCACAATAACCTTTTTCAACCCTTTTCCGCCGCATTTGGGGCAAATATATTTTCTGTTTAATATGGCTATTACTTCATCCAGTGTTATGTTTCCGTATTGTTTTTGCAGTGCGATAATTTGATGTGTTTTCATTTTCCCTCCGAATGATGAGTGTTAAAGTGCTTCATCTGGTTGAGTTGGGCCATCCCGTTCGGTCAATTTTGCGTTTATTGTATAAATACCACGATCACCTTCTGCGATAATTTTTATATTTAATTCTGAAATATCCTTGATTTTATCAACGGAATTTAAAATATCTTGTATGTCCATTATTACTTTATTGCGCGTCATAGACTATTCCCTCCTACCTTTCTTTTTCTTTTAATCTCCTCAAGTAATTCTGGGTTTTCGTATATGTTTCCGATAATTTCAAGTTCACCCAGCCACGCATAAATTTCTCTGCCGAACCCTTCGGAATCCCACTCTATGAAAAATCCACAACAAGAAAAAACGACTACCCCTGTGCAGAACTGCCGCCATGAGACAATATCACCCTCATATATTAAGTTTCCGCTTTTGCTCTTCCGGTCGACACACTGCATGAATTCCAATTCTTCCATCAAAAACGGGTAAAATACACCTTTGCGCGTTACAACTTCGTTGCCGACAAGACTAGTCATGTTTTTTAATGCTTCGAAGCTGATCATCTTCTCGGCCTCTTTATCCCATGCTCTAAATTTAAATCTGTCCATTCTCTCTGCCTTTCATGGTACGTAAAAACCGCCCTATTTGGACGGTTTAAATGATTCAATAATAGTCTGTAGTATCGTTTTATTTTGTTCGGCCTTGGACGATCCGCCATAAGCCTTAGCAATTCCTTGTGTGTATTTCATTTCTCTATATAGGGGGTTTTCCCATAATTCCAATTCCTGTTCTTGCCTTTTAAAGTATTCTTTCGCCCGTTTATGTCTCTCATAATGCTCTTGTGCTGTTTCATTCGGCTTTCTTGGCTCTAACATAATATTTCACCATCCTTGTATATAGAGTATATCATTTACAAGACTCATGCACAAGCATTTCTCCCCACCTTTTCAAGCATAATCCCGCCGGAGGACGAATGCTATTTAATATACAATATCAACTCCCGCAAAAGCGCCTGTTTTTCTTCGGAACGCGATTTGTTGTCGCCTGACAGGTAATTTTTGTTGTGATATTCCAACATCTCGATTGCCAAAACCTGTTCGGCATATGCCCTTGCCTTTTCAAGCTTTTGGTTGTGTTGTTCCAATTCCTTGCTTATATCAATTTGTAACATAGTAATTCCCTCCTGTTTTCTTTTTTTCCCATACTCAATATACTTAGCATAAGAGCCGCAATCACGTTTCACTCTCCCCGCCCTCCCGTTCTAAAGGTTCAAACCCTATCGAGCCGCATATTTTACATGGCGCGGGATTTTCTATCGCGTGTTCATGTTTAACAATATCGCCGCACAAGCTACACTTCCATTTCTTTGCCATCCATGGAGGCTGGTTTATTGCGTCCGGGAATTTCCCCATAAATCTGATTAGGTCATGCTCATTCATCGGTATTGCCCTCCTGCGCCAATCGCTCATTTTCTTCCCGCAGCCTTGCAAGTTCCCGCTCTGCACTCATGTCGGACAGGGCGGCTGCTTCCTCTTCTTTTAGCCGCTCCAGTATAGTTTCTACTTCGTCAATGTCGATATTGTCCAGTTTTTCCAGTGCCGTTTGCTTATCAATCAACTGCCGGTCATATATAGCCAACACGTTATTAATATTCTCTGTCTGGTTGGATACCGCCTGTCGCCGGAACTTGATGTTTTCCGTTTCGACACCAGCGATTTGCAGCAGCTTTCTGACCGCTTGGAATGCCTGATATTCGAATCGGTTACATTTTGTATTCAGATTGAATTTTGCTGTATCAATAGCAACGTTGGTCAGTGATCCGCCAGATATTTCCGAAAAGTTCATAGCCATGTAATCAGCATACAGAGAATCTTCCAGTATTTTCAAGGCTATCTGTCTGGCGGCATACGGAACCTCGATTGTGTGCGGCATTATCGAGGAATTTCCGCTTCCATCAGATTGTGAGTATGTAGCTCCTAATTCATTGATTTCGGCAATCATTTCTTTAATTTCGTCTGTCGTGCCGCCATAATTATTGATTACCCATAAGATATCATTCGTGCGTTCCAGATTATCCCCGAAATCAGAAAATATTTTATCGTACATATCGATCTTGGTTTTGATTGGCTTAGTGAACTCGCTGCGGTGGTGCCGGTTTGCGTAAAATGGCACGATCGGAAGTACGCCGTAATCTCCAACCTCTTTCACCTCTGCCGGAAGTATCCCGCCCGGATAATTTGTGGTTTTGCGCTTGTAGGATCGCTTTGGCCGTGTCATTTTAAGCTGGTTATTATCGCTCGTGTCAAATTCCGTTATCCCACTGATCTCAAATAATTCAACATACATCGGCCGCATATCATCTATTTGCCAGAATCTTATGCCAACTGTAGGTTCTGACGTGCGCTCGTCAAATAGCATCAAAAACCCTTTGCCGCCTTTATCCCCTGCGGCCTCAAATTTTTCCACATGGTCGAGATCGAAAAATAGATAGCTCACGCTGTTCATTAGTGCCATTTCCCCCGCTTCTTCGAATGAATTATCGAAACCAAAACCCAGTTTTTCTTTGATCCCGTCGTCAAGCTGTACGCCATTCGCCAGTAGAAATTGATTCAACTGAACAGTAAATCGGAAGAAGAAATTTGATATTGCAATATTCTGGCTGAATGTTATTTCCTTCCCTGATTTGGTCATTTTCCATTTGGGGCGGTTGGCGATAGCAGTGTTGTCGCCATGGAAATATGCCTCGGCTTCCAGCATGTGCTTGAACTCTGCTGAGGCCTTGTATTCTGCTATTGCTATGGAAATAAATGCCGCCACGTCGTCTGCGGCGTAGAAATCCTGTGCTGTTTTGATAATATCACCGCCCTCTCTTGGTATAAAAAGCATCCGTCAAAGGACGAATGTTATATTTTGTGTATGTTGCACAATTTTTAACCTTTTCGTTTTGTCTAAACTCGCGTTTTCTGGCACCCAAATGGCAAATTGCACAATTAATATCTTATATTAGACTTTCGCGCTTGCCTCTGTTGTTCTTTTCTGCAATTCCCGTAGTGGCATCGGGAGCGTCGTCGTGCGCATTTTTACCTTCTTTTTGATACCTTGTCATTGCTTTATAATATTCCGGCCACTTATCCCCCCAGTTGACAGGGAAGTAAACATGGTTCATTACCCACGTGCTGTTTGACAGAATTCTTGATTGCTTATTTTTCGACTGGTGAAAAGTGGCAACATGACATTTGTTTGATCCATATCTATTTTTCAATTCAGTCTGCACGTTTCTCGCGAACCCTCTGCCGCCATTATTAGATTCGATGTCTGCCGTATTTACGTTATCGTCATAAAGCATTTTGGCAGTAGCTGGTTCTGTAATCTCCATGCCCGCTTTGGTGTATAGAACATTAATGACGTAAGCTTCATTGTTATACACTACATAGTTAATGCTGCAAAGATAATCGTCGCCGGTATCTGCTGTATCTGTATAATTCTTGACCGATGAATAGAGCATGTTGCCGCTCTGATCCTTCGGCAGTTCGGTATAAGTCTTGAGAGAAGTATAAAGCCGCCCTTTCAGATCTATAGGCTCCTGCTGATAATTTGCGCTGGCTATGTTGTCACCCATTGCTCTCACTTTGGCATCATAGGACTTCCGGGACAGGATTTCGTCACAAAGCATGGTGCCGTCGTCCTGGAGGGCCTTCATGCTAATGTGGCGCATCTTTGCACCATCTTCTTTAAAATGCTCCAGCGCCCGCCCTGCGAGGTCATCTGATGCCCAACGGGTCATGATGATGATGATCTTCCCGCCCTCTTCCAAGCGGGACAACATGGTATCTGCAAACCAAGTCCAGTGCTTTTCTTTTGTCAACTCATTATTGGCCTCTTCGGCATTTTTGATAAGGTCATCTATAATCAACAGCGTCGCGCCGAAACCAGTGGCCGTACCAGTGGGAGATGTGGCCAGGTAATTATTATATCCTCCATCCAGGCTCCACAGGTTCATGGCGCCGTCACCACACTTAATCCGGATGCCAGGAAACACATCTGAAAACACCGGCTTGTATATATCGGCTTTTATTTCCTGTATATCATTCCTCACGTTTTTTGAAAACATGGTCGACAATGTTTCGTTATAGGAACCGGTCATGATTTTTTGTTTTGGATCATTGCCCAACACCCACTCGACCAAAAGTCCAGCAGTGCGCGATTTTCCATGTCTGGGTGGCTCATTAACGATCATTACATCTTCATCGGATTGGATGAAGTCTTGGAATTCATTGCAGAGATCGATTAGATAATGGCGATCTCTCTTGTAGAAACTGGGTGCTTTCAAGTTACAATAAAAAAAGAACTCCCGCCGGGCAAGTTCTATCTTCGCACCTAATTGTATCAGTTTTTTATCCATCGTCTATCAGCTTCTTTAAATTTTCAGTCGACAGACCGGCAAAGGGATTATTTACTTCCATTCCGCCAGACATTTCCACTTTGTCCTTGAACATGCCCAAGTGCCGGCCAATCAGTTCCAGTGATCCCTTTTTATCGGTCAGCTTATATTTCTTAACATAGCCGACGAACTCCCTATCTTCACCGTATCCCTCATATACCTCCTGCACATCCAGACCCGCAATACATGCTGCCGTATCATCATCAAGCTCCGTAATATCTTTCGGTTTTCCATCGGCGTGAAATAGTTTTCTCGGGTCAAAGAATCCAAGCCGTCCCAATTCACGCAATACCGCGTCCTGGGTGATCTCCGTTCGCTGTTCTCTGTCCTTCATGCGCTGCTCAATGTATTCTACGATGTTAGTATTTGTTAGTGCCTTGCTTCCGTTAACCCTTGCGGCTTCATCCTTCTTACAACTTGGATACGCTGCCTTATAAGCGCGAGTGGCATTCAAGTCAATCAGGTATTCATCCACAAACCGCTTTTGTTTTTCAGTTAAGGACATATCTATCACCCATCCGTATATAATTATTTGCGCTTGCCTCTCGCGCCGCTTGCCTACCTCGTCAGAGGATACCCACCTATTTTCCCCTCGCAAAAAGAGACACCTGCCGCGCTAAGCAGCAAATGCCTCTTCCAAAGGAGAGTGTCATAAAACAATCGGAACATCCGGACTTGAACCGGAATCTCGCAACCACACCCGGTTGCTGTTCAACCGCTGTATCTTTGTTGAACCATATTCGCCCAGCGTATTTTTTCCCTTGTTTTTGCACAAGGTCGGTTTGCGCTACCACCTGTCGTAAGCATCCTATTTGTTCCTTTTGCGAAGACGCGAGCAATAGGCTAAGAACGTCGTCTTCTAATCGGCGACCGGGCTGTGACACCCGGAAGCCGTATATAAAATTGGAGAGGAGGGACCGGGAATTCAGGAACATTATCAGGGAGTTAATATTGTTCCCATTACCGCTAATACAGTTATATCACATTATGTCGCTCAATTTGAACCCATTTTTCAAAAGATGCAAATTAAAGTAGAATAATCGGCGATATCCGTTGAAATCCGTCTTCCCTACGGGTATGCGTCCGTATTCATGATCGTATTCGACCATCTCGTATGGTATGTTCTTGGTCACACTCCTTAAAATATGTCTGTATATGCTTGGATTCGCGCGGATCGCCGCCTCTTCTATCAGCTGGCAGTCCCTTCGCAGTTCTTCGTTCTGAATGGCCGTCCCCTCTGTCTGGTTGCTCACACCGGTTCCCCGCGGCATCCCGTCAAATTTTACGGCCGGTAGTCCGTATTTTATTTTCTTCTTTTTCTCCTCGTATTGCCGGCAGAATGCTCTAAGTTCGTCGTATCTGTCTTTGGAGATGCCGTAATCGTCCCAATTCAAGTCACGCACTCTTTTGTTCATTTTGGGTCCTCCTGTGAAAATTAATTTTCTGCATACTCGCCAAGTTTGCAAGCTTGGTATATCTCCTCCTTGCTCGCGCTCGGTGCGACACTGCGGCAATCAGCTTTTTTATCAAATGTGCAGAATACATTGCCAAATACGTTGTCCAATTCTCCATTGCCCAAATATTCATCCAGTACTGATGTCACATTGTAGTAACTATCATAAGTCTCCCAAAATTCATTGTTTAGGATTATGTATCTGTCTCCTATTTTATCGCCACCGGCCAGCAATATCTTTTCAATCAAGGAACTATCAGTAGTTTTGTAATATGCCTTAATCTCCTTTACTAACTGGTTATAATCATAACTTTTAACCTCAACGCTTCGTCCCATAAATCCTCCTAAAATATACTCTTTTTAATCGACACTTTTGTTATTGATGTATTATTTATTATTTCTTTCTTCTGCGGCACTGGTGGAGTACCCGCTTCGATTAATTTACAGGCGACAAATTTGTATTCTGTTTTCGATTCTTCCCATAGGCAACCCGCCTTGATAGCATCTTCGTTGTTCATATAATGGGGTTTTCTGCCGCCCAAAATCTTATGTTGCGCCTCCACATATTCACACGAAGGGCATTCTTGCACTATGCAGTTAGAAAAATTTCTATATGGACACTTCACCGCCTCACCCTCTCCCCCAGCTCAGCCGGATAACTTTAATTTCCCTTCACGGAATAACCATCAGACAACGCCGTTTCATACATCTTGATCACATCATCTTTTTTGCCTGAATACCAAGGCCGCCCGAAAAGGCTGTTTTCCGTTGATTCTGTCCCGAAAACCCTTTTGTACATTTCCGGGAAGGAGCTTGGTGCATTGTGGATATTGGCTATTTCCAGATCACCGCCAAAATGCTGTCGCCTTTTGCGAAAGCGCTCCAGCTCCTCCGCTTCTTTTTCTGTTAGCAAAACCATTTCTTTCACCTCCATCAAAAATTAATTCACTCAAGTTCAAACTCTACGCTTTCTGCTCCCTTAATAACTTTATTTATATTTCCACCGTGACTTTCAATAATTTCTGAAATATCGTCTGGATGGTCAGCATCTTCTATATCGTCCGCAATCATATCGGCAAAATTACTTCCATCTTCTTCATTATCCACATCAATTACATATGTGTTTGTTCTTTTTACACATTCACAAACATATAAATTGTATTTCATTTTCACACCTCCATCAAAAATTAATTTACTGTCTCAAAAAGTGAATTCGGCAACATATCGGTCGCCCTTCCTACGTTTTCGGGAAAATCCTTATAAAACATTTTCACTGCTTTCTTGATTATCAACATTTCTCCTGGCTCCAGTCCGGTATCCTCGTAAAGCTTTAACCGCCGCTTCAACTCTTCTTCACGGCAGGCGTATTCGTTCCAGCCTTTCTCTTTAGCTTCCTGGTAGGTTATGTATTCCTTGTCTGTCGCTGTGTACCTGTCCATTGTCTTCACCTCCGTTAAGTTTAATTTACTCGAACATATCAAGGAAAGCGTTATCGCTCTCGGAATTGCGTTTTGTGTAGATGCAATATTCATGCCACCGCCGTTCTACCTCTTTACGGGCTCTATATGTTTCAATAGAAATACCCAAAGCTTCATCAAATGTTGTATTTTTATGTTTCTTTTTTCGCTGCCTCCGATTCATGGATTTTATCCTCCTCTATCAAGTTTTAATTCAATCAATCCTCACTTACGTAATCCTCCCCGCCGTGCTCCACAGCGTCCAGGTATGTTTCATAGTTTTCATCACACCAGCGCCCCTCACACATGCTAGGGCCGTCAGGCGTTGCGGTATATGCACGTTTTCCATATTCTGTGTTGTCGCAATAATTTTCGCACAAGTAATCGCCTAACTCTTCTCGGGTATATGGCTTCATCACCACAGTAAGCCCGTCAGCCGCATAGCACCCGCTGTAGCCATCCAACCAAACACATTCCTTGCCGTATACCATCTGCGGTCCTGCTGTAACAATAAACTCCCTTCCCTTGTTTTTTTCATTGACGCAATACTTGTTGTTCATGGTAACTTTATCCCCTGGTTTCAACATTTTATCTGCCTCCTAAATTTATTTTATTGCCCCGCCGGCACCACCCAGAATTCCCAACTATACCCGTCGCTGGTCCACGCCTGGAAGAACTCCTGATAAGGATCATACCGCACGTGGTCGATCTGGCGGGAAGTGATCACGATGTCGCGGTATACATCAGAGCTAATGGTGTGGTTGTTGCGATCGAGCAGTGCTTGTATTTCATGTGAGTACATTTTTTCTCACCCCCGCCTCATTTGTGTTAAATGTTCATGTTCTCCGGGATAACCCCTGGGTAATCCCCTAATGTCATTTGCCCTTTTATTTCTTCATTGGTAGCAGTTTTCTGCTGCTCTTTGTCCCATGCTTGTCTGAATGTCTTGTATGAATTGTATTGTTGGCGGTATCGATAGCTGTCGCCAAACACATTCCATGCGGCTTTAACCAGGTTTGGTTCAAACGGCCTTATCTTCTCTAAGTCTTCCGTCGCCTTTGCTGATATGGAGCATCCACAACACCCTGTACGCGTTAATCCATACACCTCATAGGCATCCGAATAGCGGAGTCCATAGTAATCTTTGTACCACTGCTTATCCGCATCCGACACATAAAACAGGGGCCGGAGCCTGTATTTTCCGTCAGCTGTTTCGGAAAAACACATTGAGGTATTATCCTTCCGTGGGACAGATCGCATACCGCCCTCGTCCCTGCGCTCGCCCGTTATAACCATATCGAATGACCGTTGGACACTGTGCGCTACCTGCTTTTTACAATAGTCGCAACATTTGTTGCTGACATTAAAAGGGATCGGATTGTCAGTTATAAAATCCAACATATACTTTGATGAATTTATAACTAACTGAATATCTGGCCTTGGCTCTCCCTTGGAATTACAGCAACATAAAAAATTAATTGTTGTTTCACATCCAGGATAGCGCTTTTTAAGTTCCGCCCGTTTTGCCGCCTTGTCCTCTGCGTCTGCGTATTCCTTATGTATTGACAGCGGAATATTTTTACGCTGTATACCCTCCAGACCGGCCGACATAATCTTTGAAACAAATGGCTGACCATATTCCCTTGTGGCTTGTACGATATTCTTCTTTGGCCGGTGTTTGGTAATTGTTACGCCATATAGTGATTCCATTTCGACTACATGACGCTTTATTGCTTCCATTTCGAGCCCCGTGTTAAAAAAGGCATAATGGACGGAAGGGAAGCCGAATGTCTCGCGAACCTGCTCTATCAGGTGAAGAAGAATGTCGCTATCACTCCCACCAGAGTAAGAACAAACTGCGTTTGGATGCTCTTTAAGTCTTTTTGCAACAATGCTTTTTATAGCCTCAAATTTAGCCGGTGCGCTAAAGTCCGCATATGCCGGGCGATCTGTATATACTTTGCTTTTATAATTGTCCTTCATTGTTTTACCGAAAGGAGCCGTGTACACTTTGCCCTGCAGGAGCTCCGGTCCTTTCTGCTTATTCAGCTGTATTCTTATACTTTTTCATAATTCTCAAATCTCCGGCACTTTCGCCAGATGATTCGGTTGTTAACCCATCGCTGCAAATCCTTATGTTGCTGATCAGCATGCTCCTTGTCGTATAACATCACGTAGGGATCATATTTGAGATCACGCAAGGTATATATCCGGTGCAGGTCTTGCTCTATCGTGCTGTTATAATTTGTCAGCACATAAACAACTTTTCCACTTTCCGACTTCCGGTTGTAGCACTCCGAGAACCTTTTGAAATCTTCCGTCAAGTCCTGATCGGGCTGATCCCATGCCATATGTATCCTCTTGATTCGCATCCGGTTAAGCATTTCTATGCGCTCCGGCGTTGCAAGTCTGACGTCAATACCCTGGGTGAAATCTATAATCGCCCTTGACTCCACCAGCTGCCCTAATAGGTCGTCCCTATCCCGACAAGCTAATATGTTAGGGTCGCATAGTGTTACATGCCCCTGTCCGTCCCAGAACGCCCGTAGATCAGCAACCTTGATACTGCACCGGCCCTCTTTGGCGGCAACGTGGCAGAAGCTGCACCCCCTTGGGCATCCGCGGGTTAGGAATCCGAACGCCGTGTCCTTGGTCAAGTCCGGGTATATGCTGTAATCCGGATAGATGTGTTCAATCTCTTCCGGCAGCGAAGTATCACGGTCTGACCGGTAAGCCTCTTTGCCGTCAACCAAGTCGATACAGTAACCACTGCCGCACCGGATGACCTCATTGGCATCAATACAATCGTCATAGTCCGGTGAGAAAGAAAACACCTTGCTCATATACACCCGGTCACAATGATTAGAAAACATCGGATCGTACCACTCAACCCTGTCCCCTTGCTGCTTATGCCATGCTGATAACTTCATTAAGGGCAAATTAGGAAAATTGTGGCCGTCCACGTCTATCAATCCTATCTTGATATCCTCACCGCCTTTCTGATCAATCTAATTTTAATTTACCCATCGCAGAAATTGCCGATGACTTCATAATCTTTTCCCTGAATCTCCTGGTCATTTCCGTATTCAGGTAAAATCATAGGAAATCTCAAACCGTCTCCCAGCAGTATGTCATACCTTGCATCAACCTCATTCCAGGATACTGTTGCCCGATGAAATGCAGCCCCTCGCTTTTTGCATCTAACAATATCATTTTCAAATATTCTTCGCCCGTTCTTGTCCCAAAGGCCAGTAAATTGACATAGCGTTTCGGGGACAATATCCATCTGTAACTTCCGATTCGGAAGTCCCCAGTCCGTCATCCAATCAAATAACAGATAATGTTTAGTATTTTCCGGATTATTTTCATAATCACTCTGTACGCAATATGTGGTTTCATCAGTCTGCCAATAATACCCCTCGCGCCAACCTTCACCGTCTTTACCCTTTGCCTTAAATAATATCTCTTTCATTTACTACCTCCATCAAGTTCTAATTTTGCTGATTAAATATTTCCTTCCCAATTCCATAATCCTTGATATCCCCGCGCCGGTATCGGCTCGGGAAGCATCGTCATGTTGGCAAATTCCCATGCATATCGGCCCGGCATCCAGTCGCCAAATAAAAGCTCATTTTCATTTTTGATATAAACAGATTTGACGTAAATCCCTGTTGCTTCGCTTTTTGGGGCTATATATGTTCCCATGGCATCCACGCCTATTAGATGGCACCCTACAAGCTCCGCCATGGCGATGACAGCGCCACGTGGCAAGTCTGAAAAATCGGTACGTCCTAATGCCTCGTAGGCACTATTCATCAAGCTTATTTGCGTGATTGCCTTGCACGGGTTTCGTAGTCCTGCATGTATCGCAATCGGCCCGCGATAATTCGTTGCCCACGATCTTGTTTCGTATTGTTTTGCGCCACAAGCAAGTAAGCTCGCCCATGGTTGCCACATTGTTATTACTTTCATGTTTACCCTCCTTAAAAATTAATTCACCCGAACATTTCAATTTGCCCGTCACACCCATCACACTGCCGCTGCTTCACTTCCCGCGGCTTATACGTTTTGTCCAGGTCAAACGCATCCATCGGATTAAGGTCAAATAACTTACAGTGATTGACTGACTTCGCGCTTGCCTCGCTCATTGTCTTTTTCTTTTCGTTACAGTAGATACCATTCCCCGTCACAAGGTAAGAGCAGTACCGGCAGTATTGTCTCATTTCCGCACCTCCTGTCTTAACGGCTTATAAAATATATCCGTCTGCTTTTGTTGCACTTGTCACAGGAAAATTCATATACAACTACCGCAATTCTGAATCTGGTGTCATGAAACAATACGAATCTTTCAGCGGCGCATATTCCGTGTATGCTACTAAAATGCTTTTCAAAACACTTTCTACCTGTCATCTTTCATCGTCCTCCATGTTAATATCAAGGCGATGCCGGCAGATCGGGCAAAAAATCCAGCTGGCGCGTATCGGCGCACCGCAGTTGCTACAACTTCCGTCTAAATCCTGTTCCCTGTCATCCAACTGCCGCAGCTCCCGCGCGAAGTCCTCACATGCGGCCTCATAGGCTTTATACGCTGCTTCGATTACGGCGATCTCTTTGATGTACAGTTCTGTTCGTTTGTGCTGTAATTCATCTGCTATTCGATGCGATTCATCTGTTATTTTCATTTCTCTGCCTCTCTTTCTTAATAATCAAATATATTCATCTGATCTTTGGCGACGCTCAATCTTTCGCTGGCCGCCTTATAATAATCCGGATCAAGCTCAAATCCGATGTAATCAAATCCCAGCTCCCTACAGGCCACTAAGCTGCTTGCGCTGCCGACATGCGTATCGAGAATCTTGTCACCCTTCTTGGCGTAGTTGTTTAAAATCCATTTATATAGTGCTACCGGCTTTTGCGTTGGGTGTATCCTGTCTTTCTGATTTGGATGTATTTTGCGTATTTTTGCATTTTCATCAAATGATGTCCATGCATATTCACATTCAGAAAAACTGCGACCATACATGCTTTCACCTTTGTCCCATATAAGAAAGCATCTTGTTGCTGATAATTCCGTAAAATAATTGCCACCCCATATTATTTGATTCTTACTCACACGAAAAAGCTCGTTGAAATATTTTTCGTCTGGCACATGCATGTCCCATGCCTTCGAAGTATCTATCTTTTTTATATCGCAATTACCCATTCGCATTTTAGTAACATCAATTCCGTAAGGTGGGTCAACTACTGCCAAATTGAAATATTTGTCCGGGAGCTGTTTCATTCCCTCCATGCAATCCATGTTCAGAAAACTGTTTAATTCAAACATTTATTTCACTCCTATCCGCAGTCATGGGGATTTTCATCTATGTTTTACGTCTTTTCGCCCGGTGACCGGTATGGTTCCGGCAGTCTCATCCAGGCCAGCACCTCCTCGCAATATCCAGACCATATAGCCCTGTTTCCAAGGACTTCACTAAACCACCTGGTACATGTTTCAAAATAATGATCTCCACAATCGATGATATTCCTGCGATACTCCCACTGGGCATCATGAACGGGTGGATCATTTCTTCTGACAAAGCAGATATATACTCCTGGTGCTTCCGGCAGCCGCTCTTTTGCTGGAATCCACCTGTGTATATCCCTTTCTGCCTCTAGCTCTGCAATTCTGCCTAGTAGGATATCTTCTGTCGTTTCACACGGGAAATCATCTATTGCATCACACTGAAAATACTCTGGCTCTTCCGGTTGCGATATCGCAACTGTCGCCTCGCCTACCATCTGGTCAATAGTCATGGTAAAGGCCGGTAATGCGCTAACTTTCTCCGGCAAACTGACCGGCTCCGGTGCACTATCTCCAAGCAAGTCATTAATTGACAACACTGGCGATACACTTTCGCCGTAATCTATTCCGTACCCATCCGGCAGGAATTGCGGAAATTCAGTTATGGTCATCTGGCCCGGCAGCTGTTCACCTTCTTGTTGTTTTCCCAGCTCCCTGATGTCCATCACCTGCATAGCTGGTTCTGTTCGTTCAAGTTGTTCATCCGTAAGATACAACATCTCCTGTAACTGGCTCTTTCCAAACCCTTGATACCGATCATCAGCAATCGGACTATTTCCATCCTTGGAAAACCGGTCATTGATAGCCATGTACCGGGATATCGTGGATTTGCTTAATCCAAATTCCTCTCTGGCAAACTCTGCTAGGGTGACATATCCATCCTGGGTATATAGCTCGTTATCCCGAATATGTTTGAGATAGTACCCGATTGCTATAACGCTTCTCGCCACCGAAACAACGTTGGCCCGCAGGATGTTTTTTGTTTCTTCCAGGTCAAGGCCGTGATACCAGGGCTTTGTCTCCGCTGGAATTATTTTTAGTTCCTCCATTTGCCTCCCTCCGTTTTCGTTCTTGTTCGTCGATCAAGGCCGTTATTAGGTTTCTTGTGAAATCACTTTGGTATTTGTGATGAAGTTTTTCAGCCGTTTGTATCATCTCGTCCCAATATTCGTCCGCTTCTTCCAGTCCCCAAAATTTCTGTACAAAATTCCAGTAGTCCCGGAAGAAAAAAAACATTTCAGATCCCTTCGGAAATTCAACTTTCATGACATTCCCCCTTAATCAAACGGCGTAGGTTCTCGGGCTGGGGAAAACTCTTCTTCCTTCACTGGTTCCCCGGTTTCTTCAAACCGCATAACCGAACCGTTAAAGCGCATAGCCACTTTGCCGGTCTCGCCCTGCCGCTGCTTCTCAATCTTGATTGCTTTCTTGCCCCCGTCCGTCTTGCTTGTATTCCACATCAGCAATATATTACTGGCATCCTGCTCAATGTCCCCTGATTCCCTCAACTCTGCCATAGTCGGCTCCTTGGTCTCTCTTGCCTCGCTCTGGCGGTTCAACTGTGACAGCACAACAATAGGCGTGTTGATCTCCATTGCCAGCCCCTTCATGGCCCTAGAGATAGCGCCCACTTCGGCGGCCCGGTTCGGGTACCACGTATCTGATCTAAGCAGCTGTAAATAATCAATGACGATTACTTCAAAGTCGTTGTGTCGGCATTCGTTCCTGATCTCTGATATCTTTTTTGGGCCGCTGCTGATCCAGACGTTAAACCCTGTTAGGACTTTGTTTGCTCGGCTCACCCTTTCCTGTTCGTCGTTCAGGTAGTTTTTTGCCCGTCGAATCCGTTTCAAGCCTATCCCTGTCTGGCTGGAAAGCATACGCTCATAGACCTGCTTGTCCATCATCTCAAGGTTATAAAAAGCTACCTTCTTGCCCGACAGGGCAATGCTGGCTATTACCTGTGTCACAAAAGCTGATTTTCCTACCGCCGGTCTTGCGCCGATTACTGTGATATCTCCCCCCTCAAGGCTGCCTATCATATCATCAAGCCGGGGAAATCCGAATTTCACTCCGGTTTCTGGCAGATCAACAAAACACTTGTCCTTGTTTTCCTTGACGATCTGTGCCATCGGCTTGAGGTTGTTCTTTTCGCATCTTACCAAAGCTTCCAGGTCATTCAGCAAGGCCCCTATGGTCCCGTCAATACTACTTGGCACAATCTGCACGGAATTGATAATGCGTGACAGCATCTTGGCCTTGTGGTTATTAATCAACACATCAGCCGATCCCCGTATGGTTGCAGACGTAACGGTATTTTCCACGCATCCCTTGATGGTCCGAAACGTCGTATCGCTGTTATATCCAGACTCTCCCAGCCACTGGCAGAGATTAACCAAGCTCACCGGTTCGCCCATGTCGTAAGCCTTGATTATTTCAAAATACGCTCTGGACAAGAGGTCGGTCTCAAACATTTCCGGTTTCAGATCGTCGTATATACCCTGCACGGTATTGATGTCCATCAGCAACGCCCCGATGATGGATTGTTCCGCCATTAGGCTCATGTCTCGTCCTCCTGTACATAGTCCAATATTGATTTGTTTAAAAGGGTGTCGAAGTTTTTGTAAAATTCCAAGTCTTTCCCACCTGCCTCCTGTTCTCGTACATAGGCCCTTACGGCGATGTACATCTGACGGTTGGTCAGTTTGATTGTGCGGCCATTGATCTTCCGGCCCTTCAACCATCCAAGGTAATGTTCGTAAGCTTTGGCTCTGCCTTTCTTCCTGGGGTATATCGCATATATGGTGGCGAAATCTTCTTCCCGCGTATCTGGTTTTTCGGATTCAGAGTTTACTTGTTCGACGCCCGGCGAACAAAAGAGTTTTTTATTATCTTCTTTACATTCTTTCTTTCTAACATTCTTGTTAGTGTTCACTTGTTGTTCACTCGTTGTTCGCTCGTTGTTCACTTGTTGTTCAATTTGTTGTTCACTGCTTTGGTATTTACCCCAATTCGTCAAGGATATAAGCCGATTTTTGGTGCAAGTTTGTTGTTCAATCTGTTGTTCGATTTCGAACCGTTTCAGTACGCGTTGCACTTTGCTTTCGTTGATCAACAATTCAGCTGATATTGACTTCCTGCCGGTTATCAGCTGCCCCGGTTGCAGCTTTATCCTTGTTCCGTCAAATATCACATCTTGCTCGGCGTGGGTTGCATTAAGGAGTAAGTATATCCATATCGCTATGTGATCGGCATCCTTGCAAACTACCGGATTATTAAGCATTTGGCGGTGAATCTTTACGTATCCCTCCATATTACCGCCTACCTTTTTTCAAGATTTGTTTCAGGCTCCTTTGGCTTGCCGGACAGATTCCTCTTTCCGGCGGCTCCCTTCTTTTTGCTGTTCAAAGGCCCTCCTTTCCCCCCACCGCCCAATCAGAACAGTGGGGGCTTGTATCCGTATATTGATTATCCAATAATTGTAATTCGGCGGTCAAAATCATTACTCGCGAGTGCTTCGGCAAAAAATTCCTTAATAAAGCTAATTGCTTCATTTTTCCAAATGCCGCCTTCGGCTTCGATCAGCTTAAACGCTGGCGATCCCTTATCGCTAATTCGAAACACGAAACAGCTTTCCGGCTGCCTGATCTCCTGAAATGTACGATACGGGATTAAGCAGACCGGGTTAGGTACTACCGCATCAACCTTCTGGGCGATCCCCTGGGTGATAGTCACTTTCTGGGTTACGCCGTTATCACCATAATTTGCAGCCGATTTGGCCTCTACATTGCCGGCCACCTGCATAAGTATTTCAAGATCATCATTTTTTACAAAATTGGCTTGCAACTCGATAATGAATCTTTCTTGATCGTAATCCCTGTCAAACTTAAATTCTGACGTTTCGGCAAAGGATTCGAACAGCACTTCTCTGCCCCTCTCCGCGTCCAGTACGGACATTAAGCGAACTTTTGTCGGGCTGACAATGTGAATGATCATATCGTCCGTAAATTCGCCGCTACAGGCCTTGATATAGTCCACCATGGAAGTCAGGGTTGAGGCCGAAATCGGGTTGGCTCTCTGCGGATCGTCGTACCTGGTTAACTTTCTGTCTGCGTAGGTCTTACCGCAAATTTCAATTACTTCGGTTGATTCTGCCGCATTGGACAGGTCCGCTACATACTGTAATGCATCTTTCAAATCGTTCATATTTTTTCTCCTTTTATGCTCTTTGTCTCAGGTCAACAACTTCGTGTTGCTCCTGTGTTTCAATTATTTCGCCCGTCTCCGGATCAAATGCCTGATCTCGCTGCGGCGTTGCCGGGGTTCTCCCGGCGGCCACGACAACCCGTCCTTCTGGGTTTCCGTATTCACTCATTTCAATTCTTCCGGTCTGTAAGTCTTGACCGACTAACAATGTTGTTTTGGCGGCATGCAGCGGTGCCAATGAGGTCTTAACCTCGCCAGATGTACTAACAACCCGGCGTGCATCGTCTGGTTTGAATGTAAATGTGATAGTCATCTTCCTGGCCTTTTCTGCATCTGTATTTGGATTCATGATGTTCTGGCCAACCTGGGCCAGTGCCATCGACACCTTTTCGGCTAACTCGCCGCCGCATAAACTGTCTAAACTAATTCTTCCCACCCGTCTACCTCCTTTCATTTTGATTGTCTATTAACCCCCGTCTGGAGGCCCTCTTGATCTCCCTACGTCCCGCGCTCCTTTCCCCGCCTCCGGCATTCGGTCAGAGGCGGCAGTACCCACAGCTGTGAAGTCGTGACACAACATAGCCGAACAAATACCTTTAGCATGCCAGTACTGCCGTGTGCAGCTTCGCAATTGATATGCCCTTTAACGGCCCTGACTGCCGTCCACTTCTGGTAGTGGCGTACCCGTTGCTTTCTCGGCGCGTTGTCTGCTCACCCTCTTTTTTATTGCCTATCTGGTTTTTGCTCCAGAGTTTGTTTTTACAAGGTTTTTAGTCATCCTTGCCCCGTAATGCCAGTTAGGCCAGCAATATAAAACGCTTCTTCTTTTCCATGCAATTCCCTTTCTCAATCCAAGTACGATTTGCCAAACTCTTGCCGGAAGTCTTCACGGCTCCCACAGTGTGCTTCAAAATGCTCCTGCGCTATGATCTTTAAAAACAGGTCCGTTCCCTTATTGCGGTGAACAGAAGCACTACTCTCGGTATGGTGATTGTGACACAACCACACCTTAAGGCCGTGCTTTTCGGACTTTTTCCGGTTAGCTGTGCCGAAAAAGATATGATGACTTTCCAGTTTGCAAACCGTACCACATACATAGCATTGCTTTTCATTCTGCAAAACGCTTTTCATATTTCAACCTCCCGGATAATAATCTCAATCCGGGGATTACCAGGATCGCAATGAAAATTATCCGTAAATCCTACAATATGTTTCCATCCGTCCCCCTGCAGCGTTCCACACTTCACAAGTGCGTCTTGAATCACCTTGCGGCCAAAACTGGAAATATTATCAAGGTCTCTTTTTCTGTCTTTTTCGAACCAGTTATAAATGATTCTTACGGGCCTAGATATATGTAACCGTCTCAATTGTTGCCGGATGGCCCACTGTACTACTTCTTGGTTTTGGGCTTTCATTTTCCCGCCTTTGCGGGGGCTGGTTCGGTTGGCTGCTGTGTATTCATTCAGACCATCCAAACGCCCTTGGATAACAAATTTGTATTCCATCACAAATCCCCCATTAATTCAGAAAAATGAATCGCTTTGGTGAGTACTTTTGTGTGCTTACAATAATCACACACCTCACAGCGGATTGGTTCATAGTCGCCATTTTTCAATGCAAAAATTTTCGCTACATTACTTTCGACCTCAATCAGTTTTTCTTTCAGGTGAAGATCATCAATGAAAATAACGTTGATGTCCGGTTCCTTTTCTTTACTGGCCGCAGCTATAAAAAACGGAAGTTTCTCGCCGGTGTTTTGTCTGACAATCTCCTGATATACAGCCCCTTGGATGTCATAACCCCAATACTGGACAAAATCCATATATCCGGTATCGCGAACCCAGAATGTGTCCTTAATAGCTTTCATCACTTTGAGATCAACAATCGCTTGACCGGGCAAATAACTGTCAATTTTGATTTTTACCTTTGCGCCAGCTATTTCGCCGGTCATAATAACTTGTTTTTGCCCAGACAGATATTGCATCATGTACGCATCTCTTTCGATCCTACATATAACATTTTCGGCATTCCTGTAGTCTGCTTTTAGATCGCCGCTTTTGGTGAATATCTCTGAATTAGACGCCTTGAAAAGTCCTAATGATTCCTCAAAGTGGGCATCTACGTAGGAACCAACCAGCAAGGCGGTAGTCTTATCTGTTATCCATTCTCCCGACAGTTTCGCGAGTGCTTGGGCTTCGCACGGGACTTTTCCCAAACTACCGCAGAAGTCCTTGTACTGGCTAACAGACAGGTATTCCTGATTAGCTTCTTTACTGTGGTAATTCTCTACACTTAGGATCATACGACTACCTCCGTTATAGCGGGAAATACATCCGGAATATCATAGAATGTCTTTTCCTTGAACGCGTCTTCGGCCTCGCCCTCTACGTATACGCCCATTAGGGCATTGGGCAAGTAAGCCCTTGCGAAAAATGCAGCTGCGCGATAAATCAACATTTGTTCGGGCATCGTCTTCCACTTACTGCCGTCTTTATTTATCCAGCCTTCCTTTTCCGCCATTTCCATAGTGACGGTTGTCCCTTTTACGATTTCCCCGGTGTCTTTATATTCTGCCTCAACGAAACATCCTCGGTCAGCGTCCCCCTCTTTGCCCACATGCCTGATTCTCGCGTTTTTAAACTGTCTGGCGGCATAAATCATGCTCATGCAAGCCTGTCCGCTCCAAGTTGGTTTTCCCTTCACAATATATAAATTTTGCATTACCATCATCGGACTCACCTGCATTCGGTTCGCCATGTCAACCGCAATCGCACAATCCATCGGCTTGCCTCTATAGCTGCTTGGTACGATGTCAGACACCGCGAACATTTTCCCTATATCATATAATTCCTGAAAAGCGGCTGAGTTCGCGAACGGGTTTGTAACCTCGTATTTTTGATCTTGAATAATGATCTCGTTATCCATGTGCCCTCCTATAATTCCACTACCAGTAAATCGTCGTCATCGGTTGTCCGTGTTGCGATAAACTGTAAGCCTTTGTCTTTGCATTTTTGGTATAACTCTGTTCTCAATTTAGTCGACAGCTTTTCCACGCCATCAATCAAAATGATTTGCAATCCATTAGGTTTCTGAATTGCCACATCGATGCAAAGGTCTAACTTTTCTCCATCCGACAGGTTGCTGATCGGCAAGCCACGAATCAGTGGTATCCCGTCTTTTACCGTAAGCCCTTCGATAGGGATTTTTGCGGTCTGTAAAATTTCACCCGGCAAAGCCCTGGCCTTTTCAATCTTTTCGGTCAGCATACGTTCTTCTTCTATCAATTCATCCACCTTCTCCTGCATATTAAGCATGCGGCGGTGTTCGTTTAAATGTTTCTTCATTTCCTCAACATATACCGCTTCTTCCATAAGGCTGCTTGTCTCTTGTGGCTCTTTCTCTGCGCATAACCGGTATTCATCTACTACCGCGTCATAGGTGGCGATATCCGCCCGGTACTTCTCTTCTACCAGATCGGTTTTGCTTTGCTTTTTGCTTGACAGTCCGGAAAGCTCTTTCCGGCAGGAATTGATCTGTTCTTCAAGAGAAGCAATTTTTTCCTTCAAATCAGATTCTTGGCGCATACACTCTCTTTCCAATGCTGCCAGTGCAATTTCTCTTTCCGCGTCATAGGCACGCACCTTGTTATTGCGCTCATTAACTAAGGATTTGGCCTTTTGAATTGTTTCGTTTTCTTTTCGGATCCGCTCGATCCGTTGATACAACTCTGACAAATCCGCTTTCTCCCATCGCTCTGCCTGATAGCCAGTCGGGATTGTAGCCGCTATTTCTTCGATAAAAGCCCTCTTGTTTCGTTTTTCCAAGGCAATATCATGGCGCTGCTGGAAATATTCCCCTTTTTCAGATTGGATATCATTAAGAACCGAAAGAATGTTTTGATCGTAAGATACCCAGCTGGGGATTTCACCAAACCATTCCTTGATCGTCTGCACGGTCCAGGGATACTCAACCATATCCAAAATAATGGCGTTTTGCTGCTTTTTGTCCATGCTCATAAATTCAAATGGAGAAAGCTGTAAGGGGCTGAATATATCCCTCAGAAACGATTCCGGACTACCGACCTCATACCCATCCTTTTTCACGCTTTTATAATCTGCCTGCGTGGTTCTGGCTTTCCGGTTGATCCGCATGTTATTATCTGTTTCGATCAAAATTTCGCCCTCGGTCTCTCCTTTCCGTACTATGTATTCCCGGTCTGACTTGTTTGTCAGAGCGTAGCGGATCGCGTCAATAACAGAAGTTTTTCCAGCCCCATTTAAGCCGGATAATTCCAGGCTTTTCCCGTCCGCTTCAAATTCTTTGATACCAAAAAGATTTTTGATTTTGATTTTTGTTAGTCGCACTTGACAATCTCCCTTCATCCCCCTATAATTGGGGGTGTACAGTATAATTATTTATTCGATTCCCCGGCTGACTCCGCAGCTGGGGTTTTGCTATCCCCATGGCGCATGTTAAACAGTATGCCAAACAGTTCTGCCACCTCTTCTGCTGTATAGGCAGCGCCGAGGTTGTGTTCTGCATGGCTCCAAATCCATCCCGCGATATTGCAAAATGCCGTGCCAAAATCTTCACCGGCAAGTAGTGCTGCGTAATCCAGGGCGGTCAACCTTACTATTATTTTTTCCATTGCTTTCCTCCTTTCACTGGACAAGCATCTTCCCGCATGATTTGCAGTAAGCATGTATATGATTATTCGTGCCACTTCTGGAAAACCGCATTGTACCGCCACATGTGCAAGTTATTTTTTCTTTACCCTCTTTCTCGGATTTTTCAATTAATTCAATAAATTGATTTAATTCCCTTATCTTTAATTGGATTGATTCATTCGCTTTTGCTTCCATTTGCCGATTCCTCCGTTTTGTTTTCAAAAGCAATCATCTCAAATCTGTCAAGCGAATCTGCCGGAACCATGACTTTGATTTTGGGATAATTTTTAAAGTCTCTGGCGGTGGAGCTTCCCCGCATCTCGCCGACATTGGAGCTTCCCCGCATCTCGCCGACATTGGAGCTTTCCCACATCACGCCGACATTGGAGCTTTCCCACATCACGCCGACATTGGAGCTTCCCCGCATCACGCCGACATTGGAGCTTCCCCGCATCTCGCCGACATTGGAGCTTTCCCACATCACGCCGACATTGGAGCTTTCCCACATCACGCCGACATTGGAGCTTTCCCACATCACGCCGACATTGGAGCTTTCCCACATC